TTTGCTTTATGACAGGAATCATTATACTCATAGGGATCGTTGCTGGCGTGGCTATGATCAACCGTTTATACGATATAGACATGACTGCACCACATCCATTTGAATGCGGGAGTGATGAAGTATGTCACTGTAAGGATTCTCCAAATTGCATGAAGGATGAAAAGTAAATACAGAAAATATAACAACGGTGGGCCAGTAAAGCCCAAGAAGAAATCTGTTGCAGATACTACATTTAATTATGCAGATCCATACGCCTCAGATACATTGTCTACCGTAAACATAAAACCTAGGAAGGTATACAACGGCATGCTCGTTGATCCAATCTTTGAAGAAGGTAGAGAAGAGGCTAATTCCTTTACAAAAGATATGAATGCAAAGGTAGATAGTCTGTACAATACCCCTAATGCTCTGGCTAGCTTCCAGCGTAGGGTGATGGCAGATATGCTTAGAAAGGCAGAGCCTACAGATACATCGTTTTATGATGAGGCGCTAGGGGCAATGGTAAGCGCTGGTATCTATGATCCATCAGACCCTAGAGCAGAAAGTGCATATAGTTACTTTAAAGTATCTACAGATTCAGACAACCCAATAAAATCTGTTGAGAAAAGACGAATTAGACCGGTAGAGAAGATGGTAGAGCTACCTCCAAAGCTTCCTTTTCCAAATATGGATCTAACTAAAGTACCTCCACTACGTAGAGTGCTACCAGAATTCTACGGCATGCGACTAAACCAACAAACAGGAGAGTATATCTACGATACTTCTGAGGGAGAAATTAAAAAGAAGATCGGTCCAGAGAACGCTCAGTTCGTAAACATACACCGTAATGCAATAGAAAGAATGCGTAAAAACAGATAACATGGCAAAGGCAAAAAAGAAAATGATCAAGCGTAAGGATGGAAGCTACAGCGAAAGAGGTCTGTGGGATAACATCCGTGCAAACAGAGGCTCAGGCAAAAAACCAACAAAAGAAATGTTGGAGCAGGAGAAGAAGATTAAAAAGAAAGCGAAGAAGAAATACTACGCTGGTGGAAAAGTGAAATACCTAAAAGGTGGACAGGTGAAGTTGGATAAGAATGACAACGGAGTATTAGATTCTGAGGACTTTAAATTGCTACGCGGTGAAGGCTAAGAAAAAGAACAGCAAAGTAATGGTTAGCGCCCCCGATGGATACCACTGGATGTCCAAGGGTGGCCGCTATTACCTTATGGAGCACAGCGGAGAGTTTAAGCCACACAAGGGTGCAGCACTAGAAATGCCTTTTAAAACTATTGCTTCACACTAATAGGCTCCTCGCCAGCCATCTTACGGTAAAACCTTGATACTACGAGCCTACCATTCTGGCTCAAAGCATAACGGACTCTGTAATTATATTTAGTTTCATCTCTGAATAAATGATCCTCCCTAGTATCCGATGGTGTAAGCTTGTCAAAATGCTTATAGATATACCCTTTAGAAAGAAGAGGGTATACCAACCTACGTCCTACGTTTCGTTTCTCATACTGGTACTCACCGGAAATCCAGTCCATCGTAAAGAATTCAAGGTCGTAGACGAAGATCATGAACCTCATCTCTTTATCTGAGAGTTCATAGCGTGATAACATGTCGTTCATCACGATAGTCCAGTTCTTGAGGTAGTTGTCTTTGATCCACTTTTCCTTGATGTAGGAGAAGTCTCTGAATAGTTTGGTCTTTGCGACCCGTCCCTTGGGCATATGCCTGTCTATTAAATTAGTATCTTTGTGTAAAATTAAGTAAATATACTATGAGTACTCTTGCTGGACAGAAGGTAAAAGATAAATACGGTAATCTACTGCATGTAGAAGGTGGACTCACCGGAACATTAAAGACTGTAGAAGATGGTAGCGGGTCTACATCACCGCTAAAACTATCTACCTCAGCTGTTGAGGTTTCTGCGCTTTCATTTGATACAGACCCTACAACAGATAATGCTGAGCTGACGGCTTTGTTACTTGATAGTAACAGCAATGTAGTAAAGAGAGAGCTTAGCAATAACGCATTTTCTTCTGTTGACATTACTTTTTCAAATCCAATGTTCGTGTTACGCCCTAACGGTGCATATACACTTACAACTACAGCGACTACACCCACTCAAGCTGGTATCAATAATGGGAGTAATGCTTCTTCTCATTTGGTCAATGATGCTAGTAACACTCATTTACAAGCTTCTTCTACAACTACGGGAGCTGTGACTATTGAAAGAGCAGGGTTAATTAAAATTGAAGTATCTTTTATGTTGGAAATTACAGCAACCAACACTGATGTTAAAATTGACATAAAAGAAAAACCATCTGGAGGATCTGCCTCAACAATCCAAAACATTACACGTACTAAGGCAGCAGCCGGAAACATGGCTATTGGATTCAGCTTGATTCGCCATGCTGACGCAGACACAGATATTTACTACGAAATTTACATGAACTCAGGCGGCGGTGGCTCTTTACTTACTACAAGTACTTTGTCAATCACTAAACTAGACTAATGAGTAACGACCAGAAAGATTGCATATATGAAATCCAACAGTTGATGGAGCAGATCAATGCGACCGTCAAGAAATACAATCTTGAGGATGTGTTTGTGAGTTGTTTAGCTGTCGGTTTTTTGAATTCAGAAACAGCATACGTAGATGAAGATGGTGAGATGCGCTGTAGCATGAACCTGCTTTCTTCTATTGAATGTGAAGATGAGGAAGAGCTAGACGAAGTATTGTCGTACTGCGTTGAGGCTTACCGCATGGCAAAGAAAGAAGAGAATGACGATCCGGGACATATAGACTATTGGCTACGCAAAATGCGTGACGATGACGGATTGCAAAATTAATTTAAATGATACGCAAAATAATCATAGGGGAAAACCCCCTAAAAGCTATGGCTTACTACGTAGGTCAGAAAGCTGGAGACTCTGTGGTTGACAGCATTATCTTAGACGATAAGTACTTAATTAAGTACAACAAAATCCAATACTTAATCTACATTAAACACCCACAAGATGGTGTGATGCTTTGGAAGTCTGTGATGGACATGCCGGTGTTGATTGAGTACGACTGTGATTTTTCATAACTTTGTGTTAGATATTTAACACTTAATTTAATTTATATGCAATCACTGTACGATTTCTTCGTGAGGCTGCCGAAGGCGTTTAACGATGAGCTCAAGGTTGGCGATCAGTCCATTTACCTTGATCCTAAATGGAATGAATTTCAAAACCGTAAGATGGAAGCTGAGGTCTTCAGCGTCCCCGCTAAATACGACACAGGCGTTAAGCCTGGCGATACCCTATACTTTCACCACCACGTAGTAATCGCTGGTGACGGCAAAGGTCAGGTTGTAGACGGCGATATCTACTTTGTAAAGTTTGATCCAAACAACAGCCATTCCACACAAGCTTACGCATACAAATGCCAGGACACAGGAGAGATTCATCTGTTGAGTGAATGGATATTTTTAAAACCTGAGGAGCAAGAAGATGAAGAGGTAACAGAAAGCGGCATTGTACTAGAGCTCAAGAAACCGGACTACAATCAGTTTGGCTATGTGCTGTACGATTCAGAAGCTGTTAGAGATCTTGGCCTGAAGGTAGGGGACAAGGTAATGATCATGAAGAACGCTGACTACTCTATGGAAGTAGATGGTCAGACTGTATACCGCACGCACATCAATCACATCTACGCAACAGGATTCTAATGGGACGCAGGAAAACATTTAGCTCATTAAAAGCTGGTGAAGAGCTCTTGCATGCGATGTCTATCGCTATTGAGAACATTACAGAAGAAATAAAGAAACCTGTAGATAAAGAACTTAGCGGAAGCCAAAGGAGATCTGAGCTGCAAAGCATTAAGCAATCAGCAATAGATGCAAAAGAGTTGATAACAGAATATCAAAAGCTAGAGCAGATGCTAAGAGAACTAAAGAAGACTGGTGAAATAAAAGATGAAGTAGATTTCTCCTCAGGCTTCAGTGAGAAGTTCGCTAAACAATAATGTCGGGACTAGTAAACATAAAAGGATACGATGAGTCTGTGGTAAACATTTGTCCACAAGGGACCGCTGGCGATATCATTGAGATATCTGGACTTTACATCCAGCTGCCAGAGGTTCCAGAGACAAAGGACATACTGTTTTCAGACTTGTCTGTAGAGCAACAGTACTGGCGTAGAGTAGACCCACCAGCAGACCTTATGAAGATTAGGTCTATGGATGAGTGGAACGATATGCCTAAACAATTTAAAGAAAAACATACAGAGTTTATACGTAGAGAGTTTCAGCGTAGACGTGATGGTGTATGGTTCATGAACAACGGTGTACCTACTTACATTACAGGACACCACTACATGTTCTTACAATGGTCAAAGATTGACATTGGATATCCCAGCTACCTGGAGTTTCAAAACAGATTATCTAGACACTTTGTGGCCTGTGAATCTGATCCAAGATCTATGGGACAGGTATACGTCAAGTGTAGACGTTCGGGATATACGCAGATGTGTTCAGGCAATATCTCCGATGAAGGTACACAGGTAAAAGACAAGCTGTTGGGTATCATATCTAAGACCGGTAAGGATGCTCAGGAGAACGTGTTTATGAAGAAGGTTATGCCGATATACCGTAACTATCCATTCTTCTTCAAGCCTATTCAGGACGGTACTACCAACCCACGTAGTGAGCTGGCATTCCGTGAGCCCTCTAAGCGTATTACCAAGACCAACAAAACAGCAAACAGAGGTGAGGCTCTAGACACTATTATCAACTGGAAGAACACCACTGCTAACGCATACGATGGTGAAAAGCTGCATTATCTGTTTCTTGACGAAGCAGGTAAAGTAGAAAAGCCGGAGGACATTACTGAGATCTGGCGTATCCATAGAACCTGTTTGCTTGTAGGTCGTAAGATTATTGGCAAGGCAATGGTAGGATCTACAGTGAACCCATTGGACAAGGGTGGTAATAACTTTAAAAAACTAGTATACAACTCTGATCCAACAGACCGAAATGCCAACGGTAGAACAAAGACAGGTCTTTATAAAATATTTATACCCGCATACGAAGCACTTGAAGGATTCTTTGATAAGTACGGAAACCCTGTGATTGATGATCCAGAAGAGCCTGTATTAGGTGTAGATGACGAGATGATAGAGATAGGTGCTAAGACGTTCTTAAAGAACGAGCGTAAGGCCCTATCCAATGATAGCTATGAACTTAATGAGGTAATCCGTCAGTTCCCGTTTACTATGGATGAGGCATTCCGTGATTCTACCAAAGCCTCTACATTTAATATCGCTAAGATATACGAGCAGCTAGAAGGTAACATGGAGATGTATCCTAATCCAGTGGTACAAGGAAACTTTGTTTGGGAGAACGGTGTGCAGGACAGCAAGGTAATATTTAGGCCGGACCCTAATGGTAGGTTTAAAACATCATGGATGCCACCAGAAGAGTTGCGCAATAACGTAGTCATGAACTATGGCAAGCGTACACCAGGTAATGCATGGCTAGGCGTAGGCGGCGTGGATAGTTATGACCTTGATTCTACTGTTGATGGGCGTGGTTCTAAGGGTGCGCTGCACCTATACAACAAAGTAAACATGGAACACCCTTCTAACATCTTTGTATTGCAGTATGCCTCTCGTCCCCCACTGGCACGCATCTTCTATGAGGATGTGTTAATGGCTGCTGTTTTTTATGGATATATGATCCTTATAGAAAACAACAAGTACGGCATTGCTAGATACTTTGAGAACAGGGGATATGATGGATACTTGATGGACCGCCCGGCACACCTGGGGGGAGGTTCTAGATCCGCTACAAAGACAAAGGGTATACCGTCTAACTCACAGGATATTATCCAAGCTCACGCTCAGGCTATTGAGGCATATATCCACGAGTACGTGGGTATGAATGATGAAGGGTATTACGGTCAGATGTACTTTGACGAGACACTAGAAGACTGGATTAACTTTAAGATAGACGACCGTACCAAGTTTGACCTTTCTATCAGTTCAGGACTTGCTCTTATGGCTGCTCAAAAGTCAATTAAGAAAGCCGAGAAAAAGGATAACAGCAACAAAAAATACTTCCGGAAAGTCAAGCCAATACAACGTTGATAAATTATCTATCTTTGTAGTTGATTAAGATTCAGCGAAACGATGAATATAACAAAGAAAGGTAGTTTCCCGAATCCACTTGCAAAGCACGCTGAGAAAGAGCAAAAAGCCTATGGCCTAGAATATGCCAAGGCAATGATGATGCAGTGGGGAGGGCTAGACACAGAAGGTAGCCTGTACCAAAAAAGGTACAAAGAGTTTGAGCAGTCACGCATGTACGCAAATGGTACACAGGACACTCGCATCTACAAACAAATCTTAAATAGTTTAGATCCTGGTAATGACGATGGCTCTTTGTTAGCTATTGACTGGACACCAGTACCTATCGTACCTAAGTTTGTAAAGATTGTTGCAAACAAAATTATCTCATCGTATCGCTACCCACAGATTGAAGCTGTGGACCCGCTGTCTCAAAACGAAAAAGACCTCAAGAAAAAAGAGATTGCCCTGTTCATTGAAAAGAAAGAGATGCTACAGGAAGCTAAGCAGTCTGGCCTACAGGTAAGCTACGATCCTGATCAGTTGCCAGAGACTCCTGAGGAAGCTGAAATCTTTTTAGAAACAAACGTAAAGACAGACGCTGAGGTTGCTGGACAGCTAGCGACACAGCTTACACTATCTTGGAACGACTTTGATGAACGTATCTATCGTAGATGTGTGGAAGACATCATCGCTTGTGGTATGGCTGTGGCTAAACGCTCTAACGATCCTAACTACGGTATCACAGAAGAGTATGTTGACCCAGCGATGTTCGTTCATAATTATACTGATGATCCAACATTCTCTGACCTAGTATATGCTGGGCACATCAAGCGCCTAAGCATTATGGAGCTCAAGCGACTAGCCGGTGATCAATTCACTGAAAAGGAGTACGCTGAGATGGCTCAGAATGTCATGAACAAGCATTCTAATAGTGCTGACCGCTTCACAGAGAAATACTACGACAAACAGCTTAATAGATATAAATACGGCTACGATGAGTATACCATTGAGGTACTAGACTTTGAGTTCTTGTCTGTAGATTCTATGATCTACGAGAATAAGATGTCTCGTCACGGTAACATGGGATTCTATTTTAAAGGAGAAGAATACGAAGCTCCTAAGAACTCAGTATATGATCGTGAGCCAGTATACATGAACAACACTACCGTATATGGAGGTATGTACATTATTGGTACAGACCACATCTTCAACTACGGTAAGAAGAACAACATTCCTAAGAATATCCACGATATTTCTAAGGCTCGCTTATCATACTCAGTAGCATCTGTAAACATGCGTAACATGATTCCAAAGTCTTTGGTATCTGGCGTTATTGGATTTGCAGATCAGTTGCAATTGACACACCTCAAGCTACAGCAAGCTATTGCTAAGAGTAAGCCTGACGGTATCATCATTGATATTGAAGGTCTTGAGAATGTAGACCTAGGACGTGGCGGAGAGCTATCACCATTGGAGATTCAAGATATCTACGAACAAACAGGTATCATGTACTACCGTTCTAAGAATCCAGAAGGTGGATTTCAGAACCCTCCTATCCGTGAGATTAATAACAGCATCCGTAACATCAACGAGCTTATCGCACTCTACAACCACTACTTGCGCATGATCCGTGACTCCACGGGTATCAACGAAGTAATGGACGGAACAACGCCTAAGGGTGAAGCTCTAGTAGGTGTAAACCAAATGGCTGTTAGTGCTGGTAATAACGCTATCTATGACATCACTAATGCAAGTATGATCCTTTACCGCAGAGTGTGTGAGGACATCTTGAAGTGTGTTCAGATATTGCCTACAGAGTCTGTTATCTTCAAGGTATATGAAAAAGCTATCGGTAAGACCAATATGGCTGTCCTTAACAGCTTCCGTGATTTACCTATGTATAACTTTGGCGTACGTGTGCTCACCGACCTTAACGATCGTGACCGTCAATACCTAGAGCAGAATATTCAGATTGCATTGGCGCAAAAAGAGATTGATCTAGAGGATGCTATTGCTGTTCGTCAACTCAAGGATGTTGACCAGGCAGAGCGTTTATTGATCATTAGACGTAAGAAGCGTATTGCACTTCAACAGCAAATTGCACAACAGAATGTCCAAGCTCAGTCACAGGCGCAAGCTCAGCAAGCTCAGATGACCATGCAGGCAGAAATGCAAAAGCAACAAGCCTTGACTCAATTGGATATGCAGAAAACTGAATTTGAGTATCAGCTAAAAGCACAATACGCACAGCTAGAGCACCAGATGAAATTAGAGCTTGAGCGCATGAAAGGCGAATACGGTGTCATTGAACAGCAAATTGAAAGCAATGCTGAGGCTAGAGATGAGGCTATGAAAGAAGACCGTAAAGACGAGCGTGTTAAAAAACAAGCTATTGAACAGTCTAAGCTTTTATCGCAACGACAAGGCAAGCGTGGTGAGCTAGATGATCCTACAGCAAGAATAGACCAACTATTTGGTAATCAATGATTTAGTAAATTTGCAATATGGCAACTAGCGTAAACTTAGACATAGCATCAAGGGTAGACATCACCTGTCGCAAAGGCGATACATTCACACTGGAACTTACATTTAAAGACGAAGACGGCAACGTCATTGACCTATCCGTAGGTTACGACTGGGTAATGCAAGTGCGAGAGTCAGATACTTCAGTTACAGCAGCTTTGAGTGGTGACTCAGACGATGAGACTGATAACGACTTTGGTTTTGTTGGCGATGCAAACGGTGTCCTTACAATTACTTCTCCCGCTTCTATTATGGCTACCATTGATGGCGGTATCTACGTTTACGATTTACAATCTGTACAAGGGTCAACTATTGTCACTTGGATGTACGGGGTGTTTAAAGTAAACGAAGATGTAAGTGAGTAATATTATCCAAATACAAAGTGGTGCTTCTACAAGCATCTCAGTAAAACAGACAGGATACAACAAGGCAACTGTTGTAAACCAGCCTGTACAAAACACTATTGCCATCCGTGGTCTAAAGGGTGGTGGTGACCTCAGCTACGTACATAATCAAACGGAACCATCAGCTGTATGGAACATAACTCACAGCTTGATCAAGAAACCAGCTGTCGTTATCTTGGATGATGACGGGTATGAGATAGTTGCTGATGTTCAGCATTTGTCAGATAACGCAGTAACAATAACATTCAGTGAGGCAATCACAGGTACTGCCCACTTCAACTAATATTTCCGATGGCTAAAAAGTTCTATACCGACATAAACCTTTTAAAGAACGAGCTACAGAATGCACGCATTCAGAACCTTGATTCTGCTCCTGAGTCACCTGTTGAGGGTCAGGTATACTACGATACTGTAGACGATGAGATCAAGTATTGGAACGGAACCATATGGGTTACCGTAGGTACTGTAGGTATAGAAGAAGGTGAGGGTATCACCATTACCAGAGACGATGAAAGTCCAGACTTTGGAGACGCTTCAGTGTCTTTTAGAGGAGCGGCAGATCTTACCGACAACACGGTAACGAAGTGGGATGACACAAACGAGAAGCTTGTAAACTCTGTCATTACTAATGACGGAACAAACGTAGGTATCAATAACACTACACCTTCTGTTGCGCTTGACGTGACAGGAGATGTTAAGGTATCCGGAGACTCAGACTTCTTGAGTGGAGATTATATTATTAGAGAGCTTCCAAGCTTTAGCATGGGAGACGGTGGTGTAGATGACGAATACCTTGTCATTGCACAGCAGCCTACATCTATCCCAGCAGAAGAAGAGCTAGAGGAGGGCGACAGCCAGGAGAACTACTACCAAGCTGTAACAGGTGTTACGGGTAGAATCTATTTCTCACGAGGTAGTAACACTACAATCAACAACAACGGTTACGTAGACATCGTTGCTCAGACTTCTTTTGACTCAGATACTACAAACAACTTTGACCTCAGCGAGTTTAAGATCGTAGGGGACAGCTTATTCTTCACCCATCTTGAGGAGATTGACATTGACGGTGTTAAGTACATTGCGCTAAAGGCTAGAGCTACAGGCGGTACTGCTGACAACCACTTCTTCTTCGTAGGAAGCTTGAGTGATGACGGTACAGACACTAACATCTTAACACGTGTACGTGCCTCAGATGAGACTGTTACGGTTACAGACCCACAACCTACTGGGTTCCCGATCACACCATACATCTATCAGAACCAACAAGGATACACGGGGATTAACAGAACTACTCCTCTGTACTGGTTGGATATTGATGCCGACAACATTAGAGTAGGGAGTATCACTATCGGTAGAGGTCAGTCTACGGACTTAGACAATATTGCCATTGGTGAGGGCGCTATGGGCGCTGATGCTGGAGACGGTTCTTTGGCTATCGGTAAGAACGCATTGAATGCATCAGAGGGTGCTGCTAACGTAGGTATCGGTGAAGACACTTTAAGATACTCTCCTGACGTTTCTTACGCAGTAGCTGTAGGTACAGCCGCAGGACAGAGAGATAATGGCACACAGAGCACCTTTGTGGGTTCATATGCTGGACCTTACTACACAGAGCTCACTGGAGGATACAACACAATGTTGGGTTCTCAGGCGGGTATCCAAATGAACGGTGCTGCCGCAAAGAACACGGGTATCGGTAACGGTGCGTTGTACTTCTTGACCACAGGTTCAGACAACACCACATTAGGTCAGGCTTCTGGTAGTGGCATCACTACAGGTACTGGCAACATTATGATCGGTATCGGGAACAACGGAGTTACTACAGGTAGCTACAACGTTGTTATTGGTAAGATTACTGGATTGGCTACCGACCTTTCAAACACTATTATCCTTGCGGACGGTCAGTCAAATGAGCGTATGCGCATTGACAGCACTGGCAAACTCGGGATTAATACTACTGCTCCAGAGTACAGACTTGATGTTGACGGAAACATTAGGTCTACAGAAGAAATTATTAGTGACAGCTATATCCGTACTAACGGGGGTAATGTAGTTCGTAGTCAGTACGATACGGATAACTACAGCGAACTAGAGTCTAACGGCTCTGGAGGGTTGATGTCTGCAAAGTCTGGTGGTACAACTAAGCTGTACCTAAGCTCATACCAAGACTCGTACTTCACAGGAGGTAAGGTTTTAATAGGTGTCGCATCCTCAATCCATCCATCTGCTGACTTGCAGATTGTAGGCGCTACGGGTAACTACGCTCGTATTGCTATGAAAGATTCGGACGGTACGAATCAACTAGCGTTTATTGACGAAATAGAAGGTAGTCTAAACCTAACTTCTCAGAACGGCACTTCTAACGGTACTATCAAGTTCATTGGTTTTAATGGAGCTGCTAGTGCCACAAGAATGATTATTGATGCCGATGGTAATGTTGGTGTCGGTACAACCTCTCCAACAAGAAAGCTTGATGTAGACGGAGACATTAGAATAAACAACAGTATATACGGAACAGCAACTAATCACACGTATTATCAGATTTCTAATTCTGATTACAATCATAGTTTTTATACTAGAACAGATGTTGGCGCTTCTTTAGAAAGATTTACTATTACTGGCGGAGCTGTAGATGGAATTGCATATTTCTCAAATACCAAGGTTGGTATCGGCACAACCTCTCCAACAAACAACTTACACGTAGTAGGTAATGCTAGAGCAGGAAGTTTATTGGTAGGAGATAGCGCAGCTAGCAACACGCCAGCAACAATTCTGCATCTTAAATCCAGCGGTACAAACGCTGTGCTTAGAATTGAAGACTCAGACGGGAATAACAGAGTGTATGATTTCTTGGTAGACTATGGCAATGGTCTATACATAAAAGAGGAGTCTACTACCAGAATGTTCTTCCAAGAGACTACGGGTAACATTGGTATCGGAACTACCAGTCCTGGCTACAAGCTAGACATTAACGGTAGTGTAAACATCGCCTCGGGACAGCCGTTGAGATGGGGTTCTGGTGACGTTGAAATCATCAACAGTGGTTACAACCTAGTCTTCAAAACATACGATGGTACCGATTCTCTAGATGAGCATATGCGTATCACAAGCGCAGGTGATGTAGGTATTGGAACAACATCTCCTAACGCAAAACTTGATGTAAACAATTCTACTGTTGGGGAATACGCTTACTTTGGATCAGGTTCAACAAGACAGCTTAGACTATCTTCTTACAATACTACAAGTGACCACGCTGGACATAAGATTAACGCTTCTTCTCTTAACGGTGAGATTATACTAGCCACAGGGGGAACAGACGCTATTACCGTTAAGAATGATCAAAGTCTTCAGTTCAACTCATACGGAGCAGGATACCTCAAGTCAGATGCTGATGGTAACATTACTGTAGACTCAGACACTATTGAAGATACGCTAGATAGTGTAACGACTAGAGGGAATACTACTACTAATGATATTACTGTAGCAGATGTAATATCAACAGGTAACATAGGTATCGGAACATCTAGCCCTACAGCTAAGCTTGATGTAAGAGCTACTTCTGGTTACGCTGTAATGATTGCTAATGGTGACGTAGGTTCAGGAACAAACAACAGAGTTCAGTTAAGACTAAGCTATAACGGTACTGATGATTATTCTCATTTCATAACTACTCGCCACAACTCCTCTAGCTCTGCATCTAACGCTATTGATTTCTATACTTCTGATTCAACGCAAAATGGTGTTTATCCGACTAATGCTGTACACGGGCTAACCATAGAAGCTGGTAATGTTGGTATTGGTACTACAAGTCCCAATGCACAGCTACACGTTTACTCTACAGGTAATGGTGAATTTGAAGTAGAAAGAGCATCTGGCGCTTTGTTTAACGTACAGGCACAAGCCTCACTAGCCGCTATAGGAACTGATTCAAATCATCCTTTGTACTTAAAGACAAACGCAGGAACAAGGGTCGCTATTACGACATCTGGTAACGTTGGTATCGGCACTACTAGTCCAGCTGATAAACTACACGTAGCTGTCTCTTCTGGTAATTATCAAGTAGATGGTGATTCAAGCGGAAACATATACCATAAATCTCAATCAGGAGAGCATAGATTTAGAGCAAACGGTGGTACAACAAATGCCTTTGCAATTGCTAATAATTTAATAAGTACCCTAAAGACAGCGTATTTTAGCAGCAATGTGGGTATTGGAACAGCTTCCCCTTCAGAAAAACTACACGTAGTAGGTAATGGTCAGTTTACCGGTGGTAATTTATACATTGACGGAACCTTCCCGAGAATTTGGCTAAGAGACACAGAAGATAACCCAGACTATTCTATTATCAATGGAAATGGTACATTAAGAATTTACGATGATACCAACTCCGCAGACAGGTTTGCAATTTCACCATCTGGCAACATTGGTATTGGGACTACTTCCCCAACAGAAAAACTACACGTATCGGGTAACGTACGCATTGAAGGGAACTTAGAGGTAAACGGATCATACACACAGATTGATACAGACGTAAACACTACAGAGCAGTGGAACGTAACTAACGATGGTACGGGTCCAGCTGTAACCATCAATCAGAAAGGTGCACAAGACATTATGGATGTGCAGGATGACGGTACTAGTGTGTTCTACATTAAAGACGGTGGTAATGTCGGTATTGGCACTACGAATCCAGATGCCAATTTGGAATTAGGAGCAGCAGTAAATATAGCGCCTAAGTTAAGAATCACATTAAATGATTCGGGAAATTCAATAAACGCTGGTCAAGAATACGGTGGTATTCAATGGAAAGGAAATGACGGACAAGGAGACGGAGTTAGAGCTGATATAAGAGTTTTTGGAGAGGGCGCTTCTGGTGAAACTTATATGACCTTTGGTACTATGCCAGCTGGAACAAGCTCTAGCACAAACGCTATTGAGCGTATGCGTATCGCTTCCAACGGTAGTCTTCAGTTTAGCTCTTACGGCTCTAACACTTTCACAGGCACACCTGCCTATGCCCTAGCTGTAGATAGTAGCGGTAACGTCATTGAAACAGCTGTACAAGGCTCTCCTACAGGGGGTAGTGGTACAACAAATTATGTAGCTAAGTGGGATACTTCAAGCACGTTAACCGATTCTGTAATAGCTGAGACCAACGGAAGAATTGGTATAGGTACATCAACCCCAGATAGACAGCTTCAGATACACGAGTCAACAAGCGGTACTTCTACAGCTAAGTTTACAAACAGCACTACTGGTGAGGATGGTGATACTGGTTTCTTTGTAGGTATTAATGGTTCTGAGCAACCAATACTATACGGCTACAACAATACCGATATGATTATTGGAACCAACGGTTCTGAGAGAATGCGTATTGCAGCTAATGGCAACGTAGGTATTGGTACAAATGATTTTGGCGCAAGTTCATATGCTAATTGGAATAATTTAAGATTAGGTAAAACAGCAAACCTATTTTTCAATACATCTGCAAACACATATGGCTTCAATATTGGACGAAATTTTTATTTCGCAAGTGATGCATCTTATAAGTATTTAACTAGTGACGAAGCTGAAACAATAGTTTTCTCTGCTGGTAATATAGACTTTAACAACGCTGCTTCGGGAACGGAGGATAACGCATTAACTTGGAGTACAAGAATGCGTATTGCAGCTAATGGCAACGTAGGTATTGGAACTACCAGCCCTACAACGGGTAAGCTTGTTGTTCAGGGAGATGATAACGCTTATGCTGTTCGTATAGATGCTGGCACTACAACAGGTCAGTCATACGGTATGCGCTTTAGAGCGGGTACAAACTCAGTTGATAAGGCATTACTTGTTGAGAACACTGCTGGCGGTAACCTATTTACTGTACGTGGTGACGGCAATGTTGGTGTCGGTACAGATAGTCCTAGTACTAAGCTTCATATTTCAGGCGGAACAGATGCATCTATAATACGATTAGAAAATACTTCTACATCATTAAGTTTAGGAGACACTATAGGCGCAATTCAGTTCTATAATAATGATGATACTGATGATTCTGCAAATATTGCAGCAAGTATTTATGCTGTGGCGGGGCCATCTGGAGGCAGCGGTCAATTAAGATTCAAAACTACACAGGTAGGAACCGAGGGTGCTGCTGCTGGAGACACTATGACTCTTACTCAAGGCGGCAACGTTGGTATTGGAACTACTAGTCCTGCATCTAGACTTCACGTTAAAACAGCTAATGATACAGACAAGAATCAAGGTATCGTAGTTGAAAGAAGTGCAAATTCTGATAGAGGTTACATTAACTATCAAGGAGGTGGTTTCCAATTCAGAGCTACTGACGGTGACCCAATTGTACTTGGTACTGTATCTAATGAGCTTGTAAGAATTAATAGTAACGGCAACGTTGGGATCGGAACTACTAGTCCTGCTACTGCCTTACACGTTGTAGATGCTGCATCTGCTAACCATCTAGCTAAAATTAGAATAGAGGGTGGTGCTACATCTGGTTATGGTGAACTTGGTATCCAGTCTGGATATGTAAGGTTATTTGCTAATGGTACTATTACTTCCGCAGCTAATCCAACAAACACATATTGGTATACTAATAGTAATGTTAGTATGGCTTTAAACGCCACGGGATTAGGTATTGGAACTACTAGTCCTTTATCTAAACTACATATTGAATACGGTGGAGGAGCGCCAAACGGTCTTTTAGTAAAGTCTACAGCTAACAGAAGTAAATTAGTTGTGTCTGATAATGACACATCAGCATATGTTATAGCAGAGAATTCATACGCATCATATGGTATGAATGATTCACTAAGCGCAAACAATATTAACATAAACGCTTCTGGAAACGTAGGTATCGGAACGACCAGTCCTAGCGAAAGGCTGCACACTGTAGGGGATATCGCTATTGACTCTAACGGATCGGGCAATACAGCTTCGTTGAAATTCATTAACGACAATGAGCGTTCAAGAATTAGTTCTAATTACGATACTGGCGGTGGTGGTAGACTAACATTCCATACAGATAGTACGGGAGGTACGCTTGTAGAAAGAATGCGTATTGATAACGCTGGTAACGTAGGTATTGGCACCAGTACAGTGACTTCTCCATATGGTGATAAAATCTTAAAAATACAAGGATCTACAACTGCAGCAGTAAATTTAACTGTAGGTGGCGCATATAATGGGGCTGGAATATATTTAGATTCTTCTTCAAAATTACATCTATATAATAATGCTTCTGTAGCAGCTTCAATTACCTCAACTGGCAATGTTGGTATCGGGACTACTAGTCCGCTACAAACTTTTGATTTAAATGGTGTAGCGTACTTTAGAGGTGGTACAGCAGCGGATTTTGGTGTTGGTGATATCCCTTCTGACACTGCTATTATTATAGATGAAGGCGACTATATATATACCCGAGATAACAATAATTTAAGAAAGCTAATAGGAAAAAGTGGTTCTGATATCATATATATCGGGCAAACTGGCACTAGTTTAATTGATGGAATATCTCTGCAAGCTGGTCAGTCAGGATATGTATCTATAGTAAATGGAGATAACGGAGAATACGCTAGGTTCACAGGAGGTAGTTTAGGTATCGGGACTACTTCTCCTTCTCAGAAGCTAGAGGTAAACGGTAACGTAAAAGCAGACAACTTCATCGGAGGTAATGATGCAGGTATCTACAGCTTCAACGATACAGTCACTGCTAGCACTTCTGAAGACATCTTTAGTATAAGCTGTACCAATGGAGCACAAGCATTTAGAGTAGCGTTCACTTGCAGTACTAGCGGTATGTCAGTGGCTAAGATTTACGAAGTGGTACACGCCTATGGTGCGGATCCAGTATTCTTCAAGGTGGTAGACACAGGTGCTTATGGTGGTCACGACTTTGATGTTAGCTTTACTAATCTATCCACAAACGATACTACTGTAGTATGTGCTATCACAAACAACTCTACGACTATCAACGCAAATATAGTATCAACCGTCTTTTTAGGAGGTTCTCCAACAACAATAACAGTAACAGCTTTATAAAATAACATATGGCAATCACGTTCAATCATAACGACAAATTATACGTAAGCGGTAGCAATGTAGGTATTGGGACTGATAGTCCAGGTTACAAGCTTGACATAGAAGGTAATGCTAGGATAAAAGGAGGATACCTAAGAATAGGAACTGTATCCACAAACTACTTAGGAACAGATGGTGTTAATGTGTATCTACGCACAAACTCAGCACATTACTTTGAAGGGAATGGTTTTCAAAAAGGTATATGGAATTCTAGTGGTAATCTTGGTATTGGGACGATAAGTCCTCTTGGAAAGCTACAAGTTAATGAGTATACGGTTGGTGCAAACGGCAACCAAAGTGTTCACGGAGAGCTTAGTGTTTTTGCGAATAGCGGAGACGAATCTTTATTTTTGGGTGTAAAAAATGCAAGTTACCCTAATAGAGGCTGGGCATTTAATACAGTTGCTTATGGCGTAAATTCAAACTTACAGATAAAGGAACACGGATCTACAGCTGTAAGAATGACCATTCAATCTGGCGGCAACGTAGGTATCGGCTCAACCTCGCCATCCGATAAACTAGAAGTTATAGGTAATATTGGCATTGGCAGCAATATGATCTATAATGGAGCATCCAGCAATTCAGCAGCATTAGATTTTACAGGAGCAAGAGCAAACATCTATGGATACTATGGTATTCACTTCTACTCTAGTACAGCTGGTGTAGGAGGTCAGACGGAGAGAATGCGCATTACTAACACTGGGCTTGTCGGTATCGGGACTACTAGTCCAGGAGCTAAGTTAGATATCACTACAGACCACACTAGTCAAATCCCTATTCGTGTTACGCATAACAACTATAACGATTGGTTAATCCAAAAGAGACGTAGTGACGATACACAGAAGCTAGGCATCAAAGAGGTTAACTCTAACGGGGGTATGGGCTTTGCTACAGCTGATACCGTAAGAATGGTCATTGACTCTAGCGGTAACGTTGGTATCGGGACTACGAGTCCCGGCAGACAGCTTGAATTAAGAGGTCAGGGTGTGATTAGATTAAATGCTATATCTGGCGGAGATCCAGGACTAGACTTTAATACGAGTGATGTTAACGATATGCAAATCAGATATCGTTCAACAACAGACGCTTTAGCAATATACTCTTACGGAACTTCTTCAGACGTACTTACTATTAGAAAGTCTGACGGCAATGTTGGTATTGGTACGACTAGTCCTTCTGAAGCTTTGCATATTTATCGTAATGCGGCTTCTGCTGAGATCAGACTACAAAATAACACAATCAGCTCTTACATAAGAAGTAATACTGATAATCTAAACTTTTATGTATCTAATGGCGAGAAGATGCGCATCACCAGCGCAGGCAACGTTGGTATAGGGACGACTAGTCCAGTAGCCAAGTTGCACATTCAAGGAACAAATTCTACCAATGGTGGAATCAGACTGCATAATGCTGGTGGAAACCCATATAGCATTTGGTCTGACAACAATAACTTTTATATCAGTCAGGGTAATGGTAGTACTACAGCTATATCTGTTACATATGCTGGTAACGTAGGTATAGGGACGACTAGTCCTGCCTCAAAGCTTCACGTTAATGGAAATGTAACTATTGGAAACATTGGAACGACAGCGCCTCAAGAGCCGTTGATGGTTAAAACCAAGTCGGATGCTTATTTCCCTGCAATCAAAGTTGAGGACTACAATAGTGAAGAAGGTTTATACATTCAAAACATTGATGGGTATAACACTGGTATCGGTACAGGTAGGTACTATAACTCCGGATTCTGGAGATCGGATTTAACAGTACCGACATCTATTAGATTTGACCAAGGTGTTATAAGATTTTATGCTCAGTCAGGTGTTACTGCTGACGCAGACTATACTCCTTCTGAGCGTATGCGTATTGCCGCTAATGGCAACGTTGGTATCGGGACTACTAGTCCTTCTTATAAGCTGTCTGTAAATGGAGATATACAGATACCTCAAAACGAATACATCTACTTTGATAACACTGCACATTATATTAGAAGAGGGTCTAGTGATGTAGAAATTCAAGGCTTTAATGGTCTACAGCTGCGCACCAATGGAAGTACTCGTTTATACATTAATCAAAGTGGCAACGTAGGTATCGGGACGACTACTATCTCAGGTCAAGAGGGAGCTGCAAATGGAACACCAAAACTACAAGTATTAAAAACAGGAACTACTGGTTCTTATGATCTTGTTGCTAGATTCGGTACAGATCAGGATGAAAACAATAGCGGTGCTTCTGTTTTGATTAACGCAGGTAATGACAGAGGTCTTTTAGTTTCAGCGGGTAGAGCAGATAGCAATAGAGCTATAGCGCACTTGAACCTCATACAGTATGACGGTAGCGAATTGACAGACGGTTTAACCATCTATCAAAAAGATGCTGGGTCACCAGGAGCTACTAGCGGAACAAACGTTGGTATAGGGACGACTAGTCCAGATACTAAGCTGCATATTTACGAAAGCGCAGCAGCTCCAGTATTACTGACTCTAAACAACTATCAAAGCGATATCAATCCTAACGGCTCTCAAGGTAACTTTATTGACTTTAAGATGACTGATGACAATGCTACTTTCACCCCACAGGTGAGAATCGGTATGATTGTCAAGGACAGCGATGGAGACAGTGGGTTGATTAGTGAGGGCTGTGGTAACTTTGTTGTGTATACTGCTGAGGGTACGGATCAAGCTGGAAACGGTACACTTACTGAACACTTTAGAATTACCGATAAGGGCAACGTAGGTATCGGAACTACTAGTCCAGCACAAAAGCTTCACGTTAAAGGACACATTAGAGCTGATTATAACGATACCGATGGTAGTGCTTACTTAACGGGTTTTGGTGTTGAATTTGAAAGAGGCACAAACTACTTAAGACCTAGGGCAGCAGACGGTACTCAAACTTTAATTTTGGGAGGCGGTGGTGATACCTTAGATTGGAATAACATACAATTTAAGACATCAGGTTATATTAACTTCAGAATGTCTGGTTCCGATGTATTTAGAATTAATTCATCAGGCAACGTTGGTATAGGAACTACTAGTCCAGGTAGAAAGCTTCACGTTGATAATGCATCAGGTGTTGGTGAAGCTGTAATATCTGGAACGACAGGAGCAACTCTGTACTTTAGGCCAAACGCATCATATAGTGCAGCAGGTAATTTTGGAATATTTACTACTGGATTAACATCTGGAACGTACGAGTCAACTATGATCATAAAAGGTTATTCAAGTGCAATAACTGATGTTATGACCATAAAAGGCTCTGGCAATGTTGGTATCGGGACGACTAGTCCTTCTTACAATCTTGATGTTAATGGAAATATAAACGCTACAGGATTCTATATAGGTGGGATAAACCAGATAGCGGGTACTGAATACATAGCTCCATTAGCACGTACAGGAACTTGGACTAGAGATGCCGGTACAAGCCCTAGTGATGAGTGGGTTAAAGTAATTTCATACAATGGCGGCCCTAGACGTATTCGCCTATGGCTAAACCACGGTGGGGACAACACCAATATGTATGATGAGTACTTGATCTCTCATTCTAGCTATGGTATGCAGACGCATATATACCGACTCCCAGGAAGCAAGTACAATACAAGTAAGGTGTTGGGGATAAAAGTAATCAACTCAAGTGGAGCTGTACAGGATGTATGGGTTAAGCTTGCTGGTATTGCTTCTGGAAGCGGATCTTTTGTATATCGTTCAAACGTTACTGTTGAATCATCAACGAATGTCGCTGCGTCAGCTACAGCTACAGAGCCTTCAGGAACTACAGGCAGCTCTGTATTGTACATTAGCGATAGCAATAGAAATGAATTCACCACTATGTCTAGTGGCGGTGGTTACTTTGGCGGAAACATCAGTATAGGCACAGCTAGCCCTACAGCTAACCTACACATCACCTCTAGCGGCACTCCTATTAAAATGTCTAGGTCTGGATACGATGACTATGGTTTTGTGCAATCTGCCGGGACAGGTCTTCAAATACAGAACTTCACTGATAACAGAACAGAAATGTTCTTTGATGGTGGCGGTAATATAGGTATGGGGACTACTAGTCCTAAGTCTCAATTACATATATATAAATCTAATACAGGCGGTATTGGGGGCGAGTTAAGACTTGACAATAATGGTTTAGCAGTAGCAAACAAAACACGAATATTGTTTAGCGATGCCGGAGGCAATAGCGCTAGTTTTGACAGAGCTGCTATAGTTGTTGAAACAGAAAACAGCCCATATAATGGTCAATTTCAATTTCAAACCGGGTTTGGAACTCTTACCACTAAAATGATTATTAGCGGTGCTGGCAACGTGGGTATTGGGACGACTGGTCCGAATCAAAAACTACACGTTGAAGGAGCTATATATGCAGGTACAGCTAACAGTACTTCAGGATCTCTAATACTTGTAGGGAAGTACAACAATGGAAACATCATTACTATTGGTGGTGGATACAGTGCAGGAGGTGCTGTTATTGGATACGGTGTTAAACCATCTACAACAGCGGCAGGTGCATTCCTAAGTTCTTCTGCTCTAGCAAACCTAGAAAGATCAGCATACGTACAGCACGGCTCTACACATCAATGGTGGACTGGTGCTTACCAAACAGTAGCTGTAGACTCTGCTGCAACGTTAAGTCAGGTTATGACTCTTGACGGTAGCGGTAACTTAGGTATAGGTACTACTAGTCCATCAGTTCCTCTTCACGTTGTTGGCACACATTCTACCAACGTTCAAAAAATGTTCTTCAGCGCTGGTACTAGTAAGGCATTGCAGTTAGACAAAGTTGATCAGATCTATATGGATAATGGAGCTGCTTTGTATCTGCAAAACTCAGGATCTGGAAACATTATAATGACCGGAGGGGGTGGTAATGTGGGTATAGGCACGACTAGCCCTTCTTACAAACTTCACGTAGATAATGATGCGTCAAATACAAACAACGCTGCACTATACGTTAGAAACCCTAACAGTAGTAGCGGAGCAGTAATTGCTCAATTCGTAGGTGACTCTGATGCTATACAAATCAAGAACATTAATGTAGGTGATTACGCTATCTACAACACGCAACAGTCTAACGGTATTGCATTATACGATGGTACTGGTGGTGTTGAGATTCACTACAATGGTGCTACGGTTCTAGAGGCTGACTCTAACGGTGGTATCAAAGTAACAGGACAGCTTAGTGCAACAGGTGATGTTGTTGCTTACTCTTCAGATGAGCGACTCAAGGAAAACATCAAGCCTATAGAGAACGCTGTAAACAAGATCAAGCAACTCAAGGGGGTAACCTTTGATTGGAACGAGAAGTCTCAGGAGCTTGGCTTTGAGCCATCTACAAAGACGAATGATGTCGGGGTTATCGCTCAAGATGTAGAAGCTGTATTCCCACAGCTAGTACACCTGGCACCATTTGATATCGGTAGCGATGAAGAAGGCAAGGCAACAAGCAAGACTGGTGAAGACTACAAGACCGTAAACTACGCTAGACTAACAGCTGTACTTATTGAAGCTGTCAAGGAACAGCAACAACAGATTGACGAACTAAAAGAAATCATCAATGGCCTTACAAAGTAGTGGAACTATTAAGATGAGTGAAATCAATACAGAGTTGGGGCGGTCTAGTACCGCTACCATCTCTCTTGATTCTGCTGAGAACGGCACATACGCCACCATCAATACTAATTCCGCTTCATATCCTAGTGCTACCAACCCAGCTTCTATGAGTGAGTGGTACGGATACGATCATAGTGCAAGCGGATCTACGGCATATAGTGGATTAATTTCCTCTGGTTTCGGAACGTCTGGCGCTGAGGGATGTGCTCAAGATGCCACAAACCCCATATACAAGAATGGTAGCTCCTCTGTTCCTTCCGCTGGAGATTATTTGTTTTCAGACTCTGCACTTACCACTCCATACGGTATACGTGACTTCGGGTACTGGTACAAATACATAGATACAACAAGCGGACTTAGTTATTCCATATACATATTGCAAGGCGGTGGGGGCGAAACAGTTATTGAAGCTGTATCTGCTTGTTAAAAATTAGTATTTTTGTAACGTTATAACAAAAACATTTTAAAATGGCTAACACTTATTCTTGGGACTGTCGCACAGTAGATGCGTACCCATCACACACAGACGAGAACGGAGTAACCGAATCTCAAGTAGTCTACAACGTACACTGGCGTGTAACAGGATCAGACGGTACAAACAGTGCTACTGTTATCGGAACACAATCTTTAGAAGTTGCAGACCTATCAGGCTTTACAGCTTTTGAATCAGTTACTCACGACCAAATGATTGCTTGGACACAGGCAGCTATGGGCACTGAGCGTGTAGCAGAACTAGAGGCTTCTCTAGACTCACAGATTGCAGAACTTGCTGCACCATCATCTGTGACTCTTACTATTGCAGAGCCTGTTGTTGAAGAAGCACCTGCTGAATAATGTGGTTTTCCGTTCACGGAACTACAGGAGCAGCAATTACACTAGCCACTGGGGATTATATCCTTGGTGGCTCAGTTGCTTTTGTATCTCACTTTGTGTGGGACTATGTGGGTGAGTCTGGACTAAAGGATCAGTTCCACGCTACCATCATTGAAGCAACAGCTTTTGCTATGTTCCTAGTAGGGGCGTACCTCTTCGGTAACTTCTGGTTAGCATCCTTCGGATACGTTATGGGGTGTATGCCAGACCTAATTGACAAGCCACGTAGACTCATCTTCGGTAAGAAGGAATGGTTAAGCTGTCACAACGGTGAAGGGCTATTCCAATACAAAGGCAAGAAGCTGGGTTACCCAGTGCTTGTACGTTTGGATGACGTACAGACAGCTGTACTAAACTATGGTGTCAGCATACTATGGCTAGGGATTGCCATCTTGACATCATTATAGGTTTTGTATTATATTTGTATCTGGTTAATTAACTTAAATATTTAAAGATTATGGCTGATAAGCTAAAACTCACGGAAGAGGAATTGAAGTCTATCCAGACGGCAGTATCTAACCTCAATCAAGCTAAGACTATTCTTGGCGATTTGTCTAACCAAGCATACAAAGCACAGCTTCAAGTAGTTTCTATGGAAGAGGCTATGGGTGCTGCGCAAAAGGAGCTTGAAGACAAGTACGGTTCAATCTCTGTAGACCTTTCAACAGGTGAATACGAAGAGGTTGTAGAAGAAGCAGAAGAGGTTACAGAATAACCTTATAACTAATTGTTTGACGCTAAGAGGGTTACAGAAATGTAGCCCTCTTTTTTTATATCTTTGTGTTTATGAAAGCAAAGAAAGATTCACGTTTAGCAAGAGCAGGTGTAAGCGGTTTCAATAAACCAAAACGCACACCGAATCACCCTAAGAAGTCACACATCGTAGTGGCTAAGGTGGGTGACACAATCAAGACTATCCGCTTTGGAGAACAGGGTGCTAAGACAGCTGGAAAGCCTAAGGCTGGTGAATCAGATCGTATGAAAAAGAAACGTGCATCATTCAAGGCACGTCACAGACGCAATATCGCAAAGGGTAAGCTGTCTGCTGCGTTTTGGGCCAATAAAGTGAAGTGGTAAAAATGAATGACACAGATATTAAACTAATGCTGTTAAACGCAAGCACGTTTGCAATAAGCTTTGCACAAGTTGAGATGGCGCTCAAAATCACACTGCTTCTAATTTCTATAGGTTACACCGCCCAGCGCTGGTATTTTTTAAGAAAGAATAAAGATGAATGAATCGTGTAGCAAAAATATGTCTAGGTGTATCTGCCCTCATTATGCTCACGTTCTTTGCTGTACAGACCTGTATAGTATTTAGAATCTGTCAACCCACTTATTTTCTTGCTGAGTTTGGTTACGCTTGCGTAATTTCATTTATGCCACCATTCTTCTATGTGGTATACAGCTTTGTTAGTTCCACAAAGATTAAAGAAGAAAACATAAACATACAGCTTAAAGCTATTGATAAATCCAATTTAGTTGTTACTATGGATATGGATGGTGTTATACGATCCGTAAACAAAAACTTTTCTATTGCCACAGGATACTCTGAAAATGGTGTGAAGGGGATGAACCATAAAAAGCTTGTACCAAAAGACTACAGAGAGAGTATGGAATATTCTTATTTCTGGAGAAGGCTAGCAAATGGAGAAACGGTAAGTGGTGAGTTTGAAAGAGTTTCTAAAGATGGCAAACAGCTGTGGTTGTTTGGACATTACACCCCTGTAAAAGACAAACACGGAAAGTATACTAAGGTGCTAAAGATAGCTACTGACATCACATCTCAGCACGAAGCAGAAGATATGGTGAATCAGAAAAACTCCTACCTAGAACACGCAGCAAAGATTCTAAGGCATGATATGCACTCAGGCATCAATACATATATGCCTAGAGGATTAACGTCCTTAAAGCGCAGGATAACAGATGATGATATTAAGCAACTGAAGATACAGGCTCCACTTAAAATGCTTGAAGAGGGGCTACGGCACACACAGAAAGTATATCTAGGTGTCAAGGAATTTACCAACCTCGTCAAAGAAGATGCGCAGCTAGATAAAGAAAAGTGTAATCTTACAGAGATACTTAAAGAATATTTGAAAAGCACATCTTATATAAAACAAGTCAAGATAGATAACTTACCGTCTGTATTAGTAAATGAACCTTTGTTCTGTACGGCTATTGATAACCTGATTCGCAATGGGTTAAAGTATAACGATAGCTCTACTAAATTTGTATCTATATATATGCAAGACAATGACCACCTGTGCATTGAAGACAATGGCCGTGGTATGAGTCAATCTGAGTTTAATGAATACTCTAAGCCTTACACAAGAAAGAAAGGGCAGGAAGAGCAGGGAACTGGCTTAGGGCTAAACATCTGTCTTGCTATATTAAAAGAACACGGATTCAGTATCCGAGCAGAAAAAAAAGAACAAGGAACTAAACTACTAATAAACATAAAACAATGATAAACTCTATATTACTTATAGACGATGAGGATCTATTCCACTTGGTATTTGAAGATGCGTGTAGCATACTAGACATAACACTGTCTCTAGAGGCGTTAGACTCCTCAGACGAAGCAGACAGAAAATTTAAGGGATGGTTTCCAGACGACCCTAATGATGAACGCCCAGAATGTGTGTTTGTAGATTTAAATATCATAGGGTCTAGCTTTGACGGTATTGAGATGATTCGCAAAATCAACTTTGACTACGGCAACGGTTGTGTGATTGGTATCATTTCTTCATCTGACGATAACCAAGAAATTGAAAAAGCTAAGAAGGCAGGCGCACAATTTTGGATTATTAAATCTGACGACATTGAACCACGCCTAGAAGAATTTAAAGAAGACTACGAAGGGTACAAAGATAAAACTGGCCCATTCAAGATATATAAATGATAAGCTCCAAAGACACAGTAAAAGAGGCAATATTAAAAGCCAAGGCTAAAAAAGTTTACATAGAAGGAAACTTTGTTAAGCTATTGGAAGATTCCTCTGATCCTGCTGTCAAGGCTTACATAGAAGAGTGTAAACGTAAGGACATAACAGCTAGGAAGAAACGCCTACAGATTACCAAGCAGGTCCAGAAGCAAAACAGGGAGCTTGAAGAGGCAGCGGTAATCAAGGAGGCGTTGGTGATAGAGTTACAGAATTCACTAGAGGAAACCAAGAAATTGCGTGACGAAGCGTTGGAAGACCTAGAGGTAATGCAGAAGCGCACGCAGTTTGAGCTCATTAGCACTATTGTAAAGGTAGCTTTATGGGTGATTGTAGGAGTCGGTGTGCTTACGACATTAATGTATGGATGGGCAATAATGTCTGGAACAGATACACAGATTATAGGCAGTACCTGGTCTAATATGTTTGGTATCCTGCTTACTAACGCTTTTAGTATTGTAGGTACTATTATGGGTGTGAAGTATGCAACGGATAAAGACTAAACATATAAAAGATAGGGTAGGCTTGGAAACTTACTACCGACTCATAGGACTTCCTTTTGACTCTAATGTATCTAAACCATCTCAAATAACAACAACGATAGATTACAACAGCTTATCTAAGGATATACAAGATGTAATTATGTCTTTGCCCCTGGTAAAATTTACAGGACGATTTGACTCTGGTGGCTTAGATAAGCGTCAGCAGTTCTATATAATGACTACGTTAAAAGAAAACTTCCTAGTGGATACACAGGGGGCTAATTATGCTAGATACGTAGTAAAGATTGTAAACCTACTAGATATTAGTCATAAGGATGTAGAAAAAGTATTTCAGTCTAATGACGATATTAGTATGCTCAGAAGAAGTGAGCTGTTTGAAGTGAAGTATGAAAACGTGGTCTACAGAATAGAAATTGTTGAGGAAGGCGATGGAACCTTTGCCAGTATTGAGTATGACGGCAACTATGTTATGGACACTAAACTAGAGTCTGAGATTATGGAGTACTTCAATAAGTACAGATAAAAAAAGATATTAATAAAAGTGTTAATTTTGTAACACAATTCAATTTAATAAACATGGAAGATAAATTAGAACAGCAATTAGAAAGTCAACTCGGTGATGCCGGGTTTAGTTTTTCAGATACGATGCCGGAAGGAATGGAGAACGCTCCACAAGAAGTACCTGGAAGTTTTGACATAGATTTGAGCACCCCTCCCGCAGAGCCAGAGGTACAAGAACAAGTACAAGAAGAAGTACAAGAACCTGTACAGGAATCTGAAGAGCCAGTTGCTCAGCCAGTAGAAGAACCTGCTGGCGAAAGTTCTTTAAATACGGAAACACCTGTTGCAGAACAGATGACACTTGATGAGTCAGCTGTATCTCGTTACGTTAGCGAAAAGCTTGGCGTGGAGATAGAGAGTATTGATCAGCTGTCGGCAGTAATGCAACAACTACAGCAACAATCTCAGCAACCACAAATTGATGAGCGTGTTAAGGCGATCGCTGACTTTGTACAGCAAACAGGCCGCAATCCAGAAGATTGGTTTAGATACCAAAGCTTGAATCCTTCCGAAATGGACGACATGACAGCTATCCGTGTATCTATGTCAAACGAGTATCCTAACCTTAGCGGTGAGGAGATTGATATGCTTGTTGGCTCTAAGTATAAACTTGACGAAGATTATCATTCAGAGGATGAGATCAAGCTTAGCAAGCTACAGCTAAAGATTGATGCTGAAAAAGCTAGACAGGGAATTGACGAGGTACGCTCACAGTTCGCTGCTCCAGCACCACGACAAGAGGAAGCTGTTCAATCACCGATTGATGACCGCTGGATTCAGAACATGCAAGAGCAAACCAATAATCTTGATGCTGTCACCTTTGAGCTGGCAGACGGGAAAGAGTTTGAATTTAGCATTAATGATTCCTACCGTAATCAATTGATTGACAAGAACAGAAACATTGAGTCGTTTTTTGATCAATACATTAGTCAGGATGGCCAATGGGACTACGACAAGTTCAACATTCATCAGACGCTGATTGACAACATTGATGCGATTGCTAAATCATTGTATCAGCAAGGGTTGAGTGATGGACAACGTAAGGTCGTTGACCAAGCTGCAAATGTAGCGACCAAAACACCGGGTGTAGGCACGGCACAGCCTACAGATAATGTCTCCCAACAAATCTTAGATGCGTTAGGTGTAGACAAAACTTTGAAATTTTTCTAACAAATAAAAAATTTAGAGCATGGCTTTAAAATCAGGACAGCCCACCATCAGTGGTGGAGTAAACCAGGCGATTAAGCGCTTGGATCCAGCGAAGTACACCTCTCTAGGTGACTTCATTGATGAAGTAAACCGCCCCGATATTCGTGAGGCGCTTGTAAAAACTTACGGTGATCAAGGTATCACTGGGTTCTTGCAAATGACAGGAGCAGTTAAGTCTGCCGGAAACGCTACCAAAGTACAATGGTGGGAAGAAGCTCGCTTGCACGCACGCCAAACTGGTGACTGGGATGCAAACGGAGATATCGTAGTAACTCTTGCTGACGAAGCTATCTACGCTCGTGTACAAGATGTATTGTTGATTGGTTCTGATCGTTACTTGGTAACAGCAGTAACTCCTGATGCTACTCCAGCCACTTCTTACGATTTGACTGTTGTTGCTTTGGACGGTGGTGCTAACCCAACTTCTGGTGCTGTTGACGCAGCTATCATTGGTAACTTGCACCCAGAAGGTTCAGGACAGCCAGCAGAGTACTTGGAAAGCAACGTTGTATTGCGTGAAAACCCATACATGATCTTGAAAGAAACATTCAAGGTTACTGGTTCTCAAGCTACAAACATTGGCTACATCAACTTGGGTAACGGCGACTACCGCTGGTACATCAAAGGTGAGATGGACACTCGTCAGCGCTTCCTAGACAAGCGTGAGATGATGATGTTGCTAGGTGAGAAAAACGCTAACTACAGTGCAACAGCAACTTCAGGTAGCGCAGCTATCTCTGGTTCTGAAGGTTACTTTGCAGCTATTGAAGATCGCGGTATCGTAGAAGCTACTGGTTCTGGTGCTGTATTGTCAAGCTTGGCTAACCTAGACTTGATTATCGCTGAATTGGATAAGCAAGGTGCTGCTCCTGAGTACGCTGTTTACAGCAACACTAAGCAGATGTTGGCAATTGACGATATGGTAGCTGGCTTGAATGGCGCTGCTGGATTCGCTGATCCAACTAACGGCCCTATGGCTTTCGGTGCATTCCAGAATGCTGACCAAGCTGTGAAGCTAGGATTCAAATCATTCACTCGTGGTGGATACACATTCCACAACAAGTCTTGGAAGTTGTTGAACGATCCAACATTGTTGGGTAGCTCAGGCTTCATTGGTGCAATGATTCCTTTGACTTCTGTTGTTGATCCTAAGACCGGTAGCCGTTCTGCCGCTCTAGAGATGAACTACAAAGCACTTGACGGTTACAGCCGTGAAATGGAGCACTGGATGACTGGTTCTATCTTGGGTGTTACTAACACCAACGATGATAGCTTGCAGTTCAACTACCGCTCTGAGTGCAACTTGGTTACTCGTGCAGCTAACCAGCACGTTTTGATCCGTGAATAATTGATCATCACATAGGAAGGGGCTTTAGGGCCTCTTCCTTTTTATTTTTTATTTAATTTAATATTCAATACAATGGCTAATACTACAGCTAAAAAAAGCCCTGGCCGCCCTAAGAGAGAGGAGCCAACCGCAGCTGTTCCAACAGCAAAACCTGTAGACTATTCTGTACGACAGGTTATTAACCCACAAACAACTAAGTTTTACGAGATCATCAAAGGTGGTGGTATCGTTTGTAGAATTCCTTCTGAGGTTGTTGTATACGACCAAACAGAAAGAACTACTGTAGCATTGCGCTACTGTCCTAACGAACGCACAATTATGCGTGACGAACAAAGCCAGTACGCACAAAGAGAGCACATCGTATTTAGAGATAAGATGCTTGCTGTTGATTTTACTAAGCCTACTTTGATTGAGTTCTTGGATCGTCATCCTGACAACCAAGCAAATGGAGGTAACTTATTTAAGGAAGTTGACAAAGCTAAAACAGCTGAAGAAGAATTGGATCGCGAATTCGCTATGCATGAAGCTATTTCTTTGATTAAGAATAAGCCTATTGAGGACCTTCTTCCTGTTGCGCTAAGCCTTGGTATCAGCATCAATCAAAAGAACTCTGAGATCAAGCGAGAATTACTTAGAGACGCTAAGAAGAATCCAGCACGTTTCATCGGATTGTTTGACAACCCACATGTGAAGTGTCGTTCTGCTGTTATGCAAGCTAAAGACTTCCAGATTCTTGCAGTTAAACAAGATGGTGTATATTGGTATGACAGCAACCGACTAATTGTTTCTTCACCTGTAGGTGCAGACCCTATTGATGTAGCTGTTCGTTTCTTTATGACAGAGAAAGGTGCGTCAACATACGACCGTATCCTAGAAGAACTAAATAATATCTAAGTACCTGTTACGTAGATTGTTAAGCAGAGGGGCCGCAAATTGTGGCCCCTTTTCTTTTCGTATATTTGTAGTACTTAATAAGTAAACAATGGCAAGTGTAAATAGAGTATATACAGCGTTAAAAGACCTGGTCAACAAGGACCAAAAGGGCTTTGTCTCTCCAGCTGTATTCAACAGTTTTGCTGGTTTGGCTCAGATGAACATCTTCAATAGATTGTTTGATGAGCACCGAAATGCAATGCGTTTCCGTAGAGCTGGCATTGACCCAGGAAAAAGTTTAGGCAAGACTAAAAATATTGATGAGGACTTATCTGTCTTCCAGAAGAAGTCTAAATTGACACAGGCTAATGGTGTGTTTACTAAGCCGAGTGACTTGGCACGAGTATCTTCAATGACAACCAACAGCTCTTATGTGTTTGGTTCTAGTGTAGGTACGAACATTCAGCTGATGCATAATCAAGAAGATATTGATCGTGCGTTGATGAGTGACCTATCTAACCCTAGTGAAACTTCACCTATTGCTTTAGTAGGAGATGTTATTGAGGTATTCCCTACTACTATTAAAAAGATTGAGCTACGATACTACAAACAGCCACAAGGACTAAACCCTACAACTGGAGCTAAGACAGCATCACAGCCTAAATTCAGTTACATTTCTTCTGTTCCTGGTGTTGAGATTTTTGATGCTACTAATAGTGTAGATTTTGAATTGCCAGAGCACTTCTTTGGTGACCTTGTTGTAGAGATTGCTCAGCTCATTGGTATTAACCTGCGAGATACTGCTGTTGCACAATACGCAGCTGTTGAGAAGCAAAAAGAAGATAATAAATAATGTCGTTAGAAACCGTATCAATAGATCAGATCGTCAATGACTTCATGCTTACGATGGGTTATGACGACTACGCTAACAATGCTTCTGAAGTTGTTGTACGCAACTTTGCGTTAAGAGGTGTAAGAGAGATTGGCTTTGACATGGGCCTAAGGGTCAAGGGTGTTGAGATTGCTGTGGACCAAACAAAAGGAACAGCAACATTGCCGACAGATTTTGTAGGCCTGCTCAAGCTTGGTATCATTGGCTCTGATGGATTGGTGTATCAGTTTGTAGAGAACAAGAACATCAATCTTATTGCCGGTCGTAACAAAGATGTTATTCCTGGATACACTGCATTTGATTCAGAGGTGTATCGCAACTACATTGCCAATGGTTCTCAGGGACGTTTGTATGGCATGGGTGGCGGCAAGGGTGCTGGTGAATACCGTATTAACTACGACCAGAACAGAATTGAACTGTCCAGTAGCGTAGGCTCAAAGACTATTGCTATTGAATATATTGCAGATGAAGCATTATCTACATCTCCTACGGTACACAAATTTGCTGAGGAGTGTCTTAGATCATACATTTATTACAAGCTTGTAGAGCGCAAGAGTAACGTTCCGGCAGCTGAGAAAGCAAGAGCTCGCCAGGAATACTACAACGAGCGTAGAAAAGCTAACGCAAGAATGAAGTCATTCGGCAAGCAAGATGCGTTGTCAATGATTAGAAAAAATTTCCGTCAATCGCCTAAGTACTAATTATGGCTATAGATAAGCTAACCCCCAGGTATCTCAACAAAGACAATGATGAGCGTCTGATCAAACCTGTAGAGATGACTGATGCGTTGAACGTACGCATTTCTACAGAAGATGATGGTGATGCTATGGTCTTAAAGAATGCCTATGGGAACACAGAGATTACGTTAAACACTGCGTTGCCTGCGGGCACAAACAAGGTGATTGGATCAGTGGCTGTAGAGCAGAGCGGTAGTATATACTACTTTGTATGGAACAGCAACGATGACCACTGCATATATAAATATAGCACTGGTAATGATTCAGCATCACAGGTGTACAAAGATTCTGTGTTAGAGTTTTCTAGAAACGGATTTGTAAAAGGTAACGTAATCGTTACCGAAGATGGAGACGAGCTTTTATACTTCAACGATAGTCTGTCTGATCCTAAGAAGATTAATGCTTCTAAGGCGTTGCGTAACGACTATCCTCCTAAGTTTTACAATGGCACTGATGAAGAGAAGCTGTTGTTCTTGACGGTCGCTAAACAGCCACCACTAAAAGCTCCTACTTATAATATTGTAAATAACCCTGATGTAAAAGATAACAGGATCAAGGAAAAGGTTTTTCAGTTCGCGTACAAGTATGTGTATGCTGATGGTGAGCACAGTGCCTTGAGCCCATATTCTTCTGCTGCTGTTTCCGTTGCTCAGTTGCGTGATGGATTCAACACAGAATCGGCAAAAGACTTTTACAACCAGATAGATGTTTACGTGCGTCACAGCGTAGCTGACGTAGACAAGATTGTAGTGTATGCTCGCAACGGTAATAGCGGTGTGTTCTACGAGATAGATGAAATTGACAACAATGGCACATCTAACGTTCACACCGTCAACTTTACGAATAGTGTTATCGGTGCAGCACTCTCAGAAACAGAAACACAAAAGCTGTATGATAATGTACCTCAGCTTGCAGACTCTCAAGAGATTGTCGGAGGGCGTTTAATGTACGGAGGATATACAGAAGGGTATCCAAACTTAGACGTAGATGTAGATTTGTTAGCCAATTACAAGGCTATAGAGAACATCTACAATTTAACTTTAACGCCATATTCCGGAGCAAGTAGTCCAACAGGATTTACTATAAACGATAGTGATTTGCCGAGCAGCTTTGTATCTGATTCCATCATATATGTAGACTTTGTTTTATCAGGAGACGAAGTATATGTTGGAGGCAATACAGCTACATCAAATTTAGATTTTGATAATTTTAGTATAGCGTTTTCAGATCTTGATGGCACAGGATTAGAGACTTATACAATAACAAAAACAGAGGAATATATAACTTTTCTAAGTGAAGGTCTTTATATTTCTGAGATCATACCAGTGCCCGCAGGTACAAGTAAAGCTGATGCTGTAAAGCTTTTTAGAGACAGACTAACTTCAAAGAAGTATGATCTTTTGCTGTCGCCCACACAAGGCCAGTATGTGGACCTTAATAACACTGGTACCAACTGGGCAGAAGAAACAGCAAGATTCCAGGGAAGAGCTACTATAAAACCTGTTGAGCTATCAGCTACTAACATTGAGCTGGACATACAATTTTTAGAGCTTCGTGTAGTTGAGTTTTTCAAAAACAACAAAAAGAAAAATGTTGAGTTTGCAGACATTATAGAGATTGATTACGCAGATTATAATTTGAGCTATCAATTTCAACAGTCTTTTATTGCAGGTTCGTGTTTCATATCTAGGGAAAACGATTTTTCTCAAAAATCTTTTAAGTCTGGATCTTCACATAAACTAGGGATTGTTTACTACGATGACAGAAATAGAAGCTCTGGTGTACAAGAAGTAGGTGATGTATATATTGAATCACTGAACAACAGATCAAATGAGGATGATTTATATGGGCCATCATCTATAGTAATGAGATTGTCAAGCAGTCCACCTTCATGGGCCAGAAAGTGGGCTCCTGTTTATGTTGGTAGTGGATCTAATCAACTGAAATTAATGTACGGTATTGACGGTGCGTTTATTCCATTTAGAACAGAAGACTCAGCACAAAATGTATCTCCCAATAATTTGATATACCTTTCTTTAAACTCTTTGTTTTCTGAGAAAAAGGGGTACAATAATAGCACTGGAGCAGACTTACAGTACTCTTATTCTAAAGGAGATGTGTTACGCGTTATTGTATATGATGATGATCAAAGAATAACAGAGGAATTTAACATCGTTGGATTTACTGATTTAGCGGATGATACTTCTAATCCTATACTAGACAAGTCTTCGGACATCTCACTAAACTACACTACAGGTGCTTTCTTAATCATAGAAGAAAATACAGCAGCCACTGGATTTACCAGAACATCCATCCTTAACAAGGATACAAACTGGATGAAAAAATGTGTTGTAGAGATATACAGCCAGGACACTACTGATAAAAATATTTATTACGAACTTGGTATAAATTATGATATTGAAAACGGAGAGCATCAGAGCGATCGTTCTGGATCAACCATTGATATTACTGTAGCTAATAATACGTATTACAATTCACAGCTTCTGTCTAGTACTACTAGAATGTTTAAGGGAGATGTGTTGCTTATTTCTGGTATATCTGTTACAGTTGGTAACGTCTGGAAAGACGGTAGCAATTATTATGCTTACTTCACGTCTACCGCTTCTGTGACTAATGATACATATACGGGTGTTACTATTACAAATCCAGATCCAGCAATAGACCTTTTGTTAGGCGATATCTATTTTAGAAGAAGATTAATATACACGTCTCCTAGAAACCTAAAAAACACATCTGGATCTGCTAGATACAGACCACTAACCAGTATAGTAGAGTATATAGAGGACTATTCTGTAAGTGATTTCTTTGATTCTAAGAGCAGTTCTATTGGCCGTCCTATATCTTATATACCTAACGCTGAAACACTAAAGCGTAAAGGCTCTATTACGTACTCAGATACGTACATTATTGATGCGTACAAGAACGGATTATCTTCATTTAACCTGTCGCTAGCAAACTTTAAAGACTTTGCTTATGAGCACGGTTCTATTAAGTCTCTTGTCGGCTATAACCAGAAGCTATACTTCATACAGGAAGATCGTTGTGGTGTAGTTGCTGTTAACAGAAATGTAATTACAACAGCTCAGGGTGAAAACCTTGTAGCGTTAAGCACTAACATCTTACAGTCAGAGCAGTATTACGCTGGTAACTACGGAACGCAGAATCCAGAAAGTGTTGCCCACAAAGATGGATCGGTATTCTTTGCGGATGCAAATGCAGGTAAGGTTATACGTATATCTAGTAATGGCCTTAATGTTATCAGTGACGTTAACATGGACTCTTACTTTACGGACAAGTTCAATGTAATTAGCAATAACCAGCCTAAGCTTATGCCTTCTGGCGTAGACTCAGAAAGTGACGAGTACATCATATCTAGTGATGAGATCACTGAAGCTAGAGTTATTGTAAACTCTGGAGAGTATGAATATAAAGCAACTTTAGACTCTACAGGCACGCAAGTACTTGCACAGACTTCTTACAACCCTTCAGCTGTTTTCTCTTTTAGCACAGATGTCAGAGATTTTGACGATATGTGTGACAACTTTGATGACAGCTTGGGCGCGGTAGTATACCTAGATGAGTTAGCTAACGGAGCACCTATCTATGTAAGTCAGCCATACCAGACAAGCAACTTGTACGGTATCGCTACAAACAAGACGTACGATTTCTTCATTGCTATTAATGTAAACATGTTCTTGCCTGGGTTTACTTTTGACAATGGATACTGTAACACTGATGATGAAGGTTCTATTTCTACAGGATCTGTTGTATTGAATAGCTTTGCTACGGCATACTCTATTAAGAATCGTGTGTGGACAACAGAATACTCTTACGTACCAGAAGACATCGTAAGTGTACACAATACTATGTACTCATTCAAGAATGGTAAGATCTATAAACACGTAGAAACAGCAAGTAGAAATACATTCTATGGCGGAGCTACAGCAGAATCTATTGTTGAGGTAGTGTCTCGCAAGTCACCATCAGCTGTTAAAACTTTTGAGAGTATATCTCTTGAGGGTAACGCTGCATGGGATGCTGTTGTATCTACTACAAATCAATCAGCGACCATTGACGATACCTCATTCAAGAAGAAAGAAGGTATGTACTATGCTTATATACATGGCGCTACTACCTCTAGAAACGGCATCACTGACATTGTAAGTACTACCAGCACAAACGAATTCTTTGGCCTTGGTGTAGTAGACAGTGTATCAAATGATACTATCACGTTCAAGAATGATATAGCTTCCATGAGTTTTCCTCTTGGTGCCACATCTTACTTGTATAAGATCAACGGTGCACAACTAGACGCGTTATCACTTACAGCTAGTAGCATTTCTGGTGCAAAAGATTTAACTTGTAACACAACTGTTACCAATGTTGCACAAAATGATGTAATTGTTTTGGTTGCTGACTCAGCTATTGAGGGAGATCAAATCAGAGATTACTACGCTAAGATTAAACTAACAAAAACAGATACTAACCCTATAGAGTTGTTTGCTGTAAATGCAGTGGTTACAGACTCTAAGGCACATAATTAAAATACGTAAATTTGCAATATGGATCCAATTACCACTTCACTTCTTGTAGCTCAGGGACTTGCCGGGTTAGGTAAGACTGGCTATGGCCTTTATCAGCAGCGTGCTGGTAGAGAAGCGCTAGCAGGTGTGCAAGAAGCTTCACGCATGAAGCCTGATGAGTACGCACAAATGCTAAGAGAAGCAAAGAAAGGCCAAGCTGTACAAGCTCGTATTGATGCTATCAACCGCAGCTTAGCTTCCTCAACAGATGCTTTGCAACAAGCTGGTTCAAGAGCTGTGATTGGAGGTATTGGAAAAGTTACTCAAGCAGGAACAACAGCAACCAATCAGCTACTAGGTCAACAGCAACAAGATATTATGCGTGCTCTGGGAGCTAGCGCTATGGGTTCTGAGCGTCAGATTGCTCGTGACACGCAGCGTGAGATGCAAGAAAAAGGATTAGCTCAAGCAGCTATCAATGCAGGTGTTCAAAATACTGTAGGAGGTATCGCTGATATTGGTTCTGCTATTGGGTACGGTGCATCTATCAGTGACGGTTCTAATAAAACAGATCTAACTCCAGAAGTAGATATGCTTGAACTTCCGTCAAAAGAAGTTGATATTCAAATGCCAGAGGTAAATGCCGGGTTACCTGAAGTTGATACTCAAGCAATTTTAAGTATGTATCAGCCAAATAGTGCAGGACTAGGAACGCTTACTCCAGAGGAAGAAGAAGCCGCCATGAGAGCAATACAAAAAATGAATAATTTTCAATCTGGAGGTATGGTAACTGATGGTGCGTTTAACCACGATACTAATCCTATCTACATGATGCAGGGCGGACAAGTTGTTGGTGAAATGACGGGAGGAGAATACGTATTGAATCCAAAACAAGCGAAGGCTATATCTAAAGAGTCTAAATACTTTAGAAATCTGTTAAAGCAAAAAAGATTTAAGTAATGGCAGACTTTGTACCAAGCACTATAATTCAAACACCAGACTTCCTGGGCATGGCTCAACAGCGCCAAGCACAGATGAAGAAAGAAAAGGCCGCTACTTATAATTACATCAAGGACTATAAGCAAACGGGAGAGAACTATTTAGAAGGCTTTGTGCCTGCTGTTCAGTCAACGTGGAATGATGTTGAGTCTGCAATGCGTGAAGTTGCAGCAGACGATAATATTAATACTCGTAGGGCATTAGACAATGCTTATGCTCAGTACTCGCAAACAGCGGGAAAGGCTAAGTTTCTTACAGAAAGTTACCACGAAAACTCCTCTGCATTTAGAGCTGATCCTGGTTCTTTTGGTGTAAACTTTGATGAGTATGACGCTACATCAAACATCTACCGATACACACCACAAACAGCAAACAGCTTATTAGCTCTTAATGAGTATGTGTTGCCAAAGCGTAGGGAATTTGAAATCAATGATCCCACTACAACTGGTGGTCAGATATATAATGATTTGTCTGACCGTATCAATAATGAGTTCACCAATCCTAATACAGGCGTTGTCAATGTAGCGGGAGCAGAACGTGCTGCTCGTGAGATCCTAGACAGTCGTCTTAATGCCCCTGGATCAGACAACCTTACAAAAGCTGTTGTATGGGGCGGCATTGACATGGGTCTTATTGGTAGAGAAAAACAAATTCGCAACGAACAGCAACTACAGTTTATACTTGGACAACCAGATGACCGTAAGATTGCTATGCAAGAGCGATACAATGAAGCAGCAATTCAAGACTTTTTGTCTCGTATTCCACGTAGCACTAAACCTACTTCAGAGACGGGTAAAGCTATTGAGTCTTACGAAAATGTACGAGGATATAGAGTGCCATCATTAATGGTATTTGGAACTAAGAGTGGTATTGCAACAGATATTACAGCATTCCCTATACCAGAAAAAGACATCATTGAAACATCTAACAAATACGATGCAGCTAAAGACGCTTCCGGTAGAGCTAAAGAGCTCAAGGAAGAAATCTTAGAAGTAATGTATGATAAGAATGGAAACATGCTTATTAAGGTACAAGGAAGATTCAAGGATGAAAAAGGTATGTCATTGCCTCCAGGTGTAATGGCTGTTATTGGCAACATGCCTGGTATGGACGTTGACTCAAACAGAGATGTGTACACAACTGTACGTCCAGCAAGACCAGATGAAGAAGCTAAGATCATGAGTAATCCAGGTCTTAGAAGTGTTGCTCAAAAAGCACAGCAAGGCGCACTGCCTTTAGCTACAGACGTAATGGATCCAATAGGGGTAACTGGAAATTCCGTAACTTCGCAAGGCGTGGGAAGTTTAGGATTGAACCTTCCATAACCTTAATAAAAAACATTAAGTATGCCTAACGAAAAGCTATCTGTACAGGAGTTCGCTGCTCAGATTAAAGCAAAGTATCCAGAATATAAGGAATATGATGATACTGTTTTAACAGAAGCGATATTAGATAAGTACCCTGTATATAAAGGTCAGGTAGATTACGCTCCAAAAAAAAAAGAAGTTACTCCTTCACCATCTTTGGGTGGAGAGTCACCTTCAGTCGTTGAGACAGAGCCAGTACCTAACCCGTTTTTTGAGAAGCTTAAAGAAGTTGATCAGGCCTTTGGCCAGGCAGTAGCAAAGACACCAATATTGGCTGAGCTTGTTGCTGGGTCCAACTCTCTTGTTGGCGGCATACTTGATTATGCTAACATGACTCTTGATTACACCAGAGCTGCGATGATGCCTGGTGGTAATTTTAATGATAAGTTGAATTATGTACAGCAAGAGGAGGATAACTGGAGCGAGAAGGCTGCAGATCTTTTTGCAAATAACCAAGAGTACATTCGTGACACCCGTAACGCCCAAGCGGGAATCAGTAAAGAAGATTCATACAAAGGTATTATAGGATTAGCTAGAGAAGGTGAGTACGGAAAGTCTGCGTTCTTGCTGTTTAGTGGTGCTACAGAATCTGTTCCTTCTATTGCTTTAGCGGCCACTACTGGGGTAGGAGTTGTTGCAGCTAGTGCCGCCGGTTCTAAGTACCGTGAGATTGAGGATAACCCAGCATACTCACCATTAGAAAAGCTTTTGTTTGCTAATGCCTCAGGTATTGTTGAGGCCATGGCAGAAAAGATGGGTGGATCTGACCTTGCTGCATTTAGAAAGATATTCTCTAAACAGGCAGCAGTTGATCAATACCGCAATTCATTTATTCAATCTGTTCGTCAAAGCGACATTTATAAGGAGTTCCTTAAAGGCGGCGTTGAGGAAGGTCTTGAAGAAGCTATGGTTACTTCTTTTGATCAAATGGTTACCTCTATTAAAGAAGGTAAAGACATTGACGTAGATAAAATTATTGACGATTTCTTGGTAGGTTTTGTTGCTGGTGGCGGTACTATTGTTACAGCTAATGGTATGAATGCCCGAGGTTCTATTAAGAACGAAAAGGCACGTTCAAAAAATGCACAACAGATCAAAGACCTAAAAGAAAAAAAGTCTGAAGCTACTCCTCAAGAAGCTGCTACTATTGACAGCATGATCAAAAAGAATGTATCTGCTATGCGTACATTGATTGATCAAGACGCAGAGTTCTTCAGCACATTCTCTAAAGACGATCAAGATAGAGTAAGAGCTATTGACCGAGAGCTAAACAGCATTGAAAAGCAAAGAGGTCTTACTTCAGATCAAGAGATTAAATTTTTATTACAGTCACAATCTTTAGAGCTGTACGCAGAAAAAGAAAAGATTGAGTCCAAGTATCGTAAGGAGGAAGAGAACTTACTGATTAATAATGCTACAACTGAACAGCTAGACGAAATCAGAAAGCTTGAAGCTTTACTTGCTGACAAGAAACAAAGGCTAGAGAATGTAGAATCTGAGTCTGCAAAAGATGTTATCCAATCACAAATCGTAGATGTAGAGAACGAGCTTAAAGCTAAGAAGCAAGAGGTTATAGGTAAGGTTAAACCAGCTGCACCACAGGAAGAGTTTATTCCAGAAGAAGAGCCTACTCCAGTTGAGATGGAGCTTGAAGTACCTAAAGAAGCTCAACCGGCTAGCTTTGAAGACTTGTTGTCTCAACGAGTAACTTTTGAAACCCCTACTGGTAAAACAGAAATGGGTAGAATCATTGATGAGGGCAACGGCAAGATGGCTGTTCGTACTGATGATGGTAACATCATTGAGCTAGGAAACATTGATGATCTAAAAGGAGTAGAAGCAAGTACATTAGGCTTAGCTAAAGCTGAGGAGATTGTTTCTATGGAAGGCAATGAGATTACTGTACGTGGTGAGAAATACACTAACAACTATAGTAATCCTCTAGCGGCCATCAACCGTGATGAAGACGGTAACATTCAGTCTGTTACTTTGGATGCAGCAGACGGCACTAAACGTACCTTCAGAGGCACAGCTGGTGACGAGATTGCCTACAATATCATCATGTCTCAGTACACTGATGAACAGTTAGAAACAGAACTAGAAAATTTAGCACAACAAGATGAAGAAATCAACGCAGAACTTGCCCCGACTCCAGAAGCTGAAGTCGCTCCCGCTCCAGAAGCAGCTCCAGATACTGAGCAAGCTCCAGAACAACAGCCAGAACCAGAAGTAACACCTGATCCAACTCCTGAACCCACGCCTGAGCCAGCTCCTGAAGCTGAAGTCAAGCCAGCTGTTGAACAAAAAGAAGAAGAAGACAGCTTAGAGAAAAAGCGTGAAACAAATAAAGACTTAGAGGGCAGAACTATACCTAGTTTAAGACCAGGAGGAACTCCATCGCCAGGTCTAGAATTAGATATCGCTTCTCGCCTTGCAGCCAGAGGTGAGATAATGTCTGGTAACAAAGCTCCGTTCTATAGAAACGAGGAAGAGTTCTACGCTAGAACCATCAAGGGCCAAATGGAACCAGATAGTTTCATTCAGTTGGCTGTTGCTGCTATTATAAATACAGAAATACAAAACCAAAAAGTACTCAACGGAGAAAAAGAAACTCCAAAAAGCGAGCTTGTATCAAAACCTTTAGACAGCATTGAAAGGTTTAGAATGAAGAATGACAAAGTAGAGTACTTTGGAGGAAGAGAGATACACCCTAAGAGAGCATGGAAGGCAATACCTATAAACAGAGGTAGTGGTCAGCAAGATATTCTCAACAGCCTTAAAGCTGGAGGGTCTTTAAGTAAATACACTGCAAACTCTGATAAGTTTACAAAAGATCAAATCCTAATAGACGCTGGCTTAAAGAAAGAAGAAGTAACAGCAACTAAACCTAAAGAAAAAGCTACTACTAAGCCTGAGCCTTTGACACCACCAACAAAGTCAATACCTAGTAAGCAAGATATTATTGAGGCTGAGCGTGGTACTTCTATGAGCTTGAATTCGGACCCTGATGTAAAGAGAATTCGTGATGTCGTCAAGTTTGGTATTGCTGTAATGATTGAGGCAGACAAACCTGGATCAAAAAAGAAGAAGTTTTTTAAAGAGGCAAATCCTAAAACAAAGTACGGATTTGTTGGACCTGGATATGTAATGAATGATATTCAGGAGGTTAAGAAACAGATCATTGATTTTGTAAAGAAATACAACTCACAGATCAACAGCATACCAGAAGAAGCTAGACCTAAGGACATGCTTATTGACTCCCGTAAGAAGGCAATTGATGCTATTAAATCTTACGTAAAAGAAAAAACGGATCCTATTGGTGTAAACAAGATATTGTTTGACACTGTGACTATTGATGGCGTAAGTAAGGTATTGACTTTTGCAGATGCTATCAAGCAGATGGATGACAGCGAGTTCGTTAAGCTTAAAAACTACACAGAGAAATCTGAGAAAAAAGATACGGGTAAGCCAACGGTGATTGCTGGTGTTCAGTTGACAGACGAAGAGGCTAAGCGTGCTGCTGGATATGTACCTCCTGCTGAGGACTTAAAGAACTTCTACGTTACAAAAAAAGGAGAGCCTTTTACTGTTCCTAATAAAGAATGGTGGGAGGTAGCTAAGAAGGTAATGAACCTGGGATCTAGCATATCTGTAAGACTAGACATCTACGAAGGCGGGTACGATAAAAATCCAAAAAGAAAGCGCACTAAAGACGCTCCTAAAAACATCCATATATACGGAAGTGATAAAAACAGAGCTAAAAGTGTAAAGGATGTACTGGAATTTGAATACAAAGGTTTAAAAGGTATAGAGGCTGTATCAGCACTAGAGGAAGACTTCTTCTTTCGTTTGCCAAACCCATGGATTGAAAGAGATGAATCAAATGGAAAGGTAAAGAGATTTAAACCTGAAACAGTTGGTCAAGTTCAGTGGGGTAACAATGGTATGTATGGATTTGATATGATCACTAAAGCACGGGCCTTTGATACATTGAGTAAGGGTAAGGGTGCTAAGAAGTTGGTGATGGATGGATACGAAGCTGACAACTTTAGTGATTACGCTAGCGAAAGCACATTGCCTCAGGGCATTAAAGACCTGAAAGCAGAAGGATTTGACGTAGAGAAACAATACATTTCAGCTGTTGCTAAAGCGTTTAATGAAACAGAAGATGCTGTCGCTAAGGCTCTAGGTTTTAAAGCTATTACAGATGATTCAGAGGTAGTTGCTGTTAAATTCCCTAAGACGGAAGAGCTTGTTGATGCGGATATTGCTCCTTCTGGTGCTTATACTAAACAGAAAACTCAAGTAGTAAATTCAAAAGAGCTTGGGCCTATACGTTTTACCAGCTCAATGGTGTCTAAGAACAAACAAGAAGAGTTCACGCTACAGCAAAGAATCTACGAAGAGATTGATTCGTTTAAGTTGACAGGCCCAGAAAAGATTCAGAGCCCTGCTGATGTAGCGTTTCTTTTGAGACACCTTGAGTCTGCTGCTTCTGAAAATGGATTCTTAGTAGTAACCAATCAGGATGGCGATTACAGAACGATATGGCTAGGCACGGGTACTCAGAGCTCTCAAGTAGTTGATGAGTTAGAAGTAGCTGCTGCTGTTGACTCTGCTAGATTTGATATGAAAAGTGAAAAGGTGTTTGTAACATTTGTACACAATCACCCTTCAGGCAGCTTGATACAAAGCCCAGGTGACGAAAAAGTTTACGCTACGTTTAAGAAATATTTTGACAATGTTCCTGGCGTTGAGTTCATGGACGGTTTAATTGTGAATCTAGACAGTGGTAAATTTGTAACCTTCACAGACAAAGGTCGTGTTGCAACTCCAGATGTTGCTAAGTACGAAGATACTGTTACAGTACCGGTGTACAGCTTTTCAAGAAAAGAGATTTATGCCCCTAAAAGTGAAAGGCCAAATCCATTTAGAGGAGGATCTGATGCGGCACAGTTCATAAACAAGCTCAAGATAAATGGCTCAAACAAAATAGGACACATCGTTCTAGATGTTTCTAACAGCGTTACATATGTTACTTTTGTTGACCCAAGTATATCTGCTGCTGAATGGGCTAGAACAATGGTTGTTGATACAGGTAGATATGGAACAAATGTAATTATATTCGCTCCTCAATCAGAAGCAGCAAAAGTTCAATCAGCTTCAAATGCCGCTTCAAAAATGTCTTCAAAAATGTCTGTGCTAGACACCTCAATTGGAAACCCAAGATTGCGCACAGATGGAAACATAGGAGTTTTTGAACCAAATATTGACTATGTATTGCTTGAAGACGCTGAAGATAACTTTGTTAAAGAACAGGGGTATACTCCTCTAACAGAAGAAGACCTTGACTATCCATCAAGACTAAAGTCTTTTATGGAGGCTATCAAAGGATTCAAGTGGACGGAAGTACAAAAAGAGATTATCAGATACGAAGAGAAGAGATCTTCAAGGGTGTCTCTTAGAATGAAGGTTCTTGGAAAGGCATTGAGAGAGCTAAACCGTGACTTAGGTGGTAACTTCATATCAAGAAAGCTCAAAGGTATTGAGAAGCCAGAGGCTATAAAAGCTCAGATGCTAGCTAGCAGATACATGTCAGAGGTAGATAAAACTTCTGTTGTTGATGAGATCTTAAAGCTAAAGAATGGAGAGCGTATACTCAAAAATCTACGCGTTATCAGAGCTACGTTTGACGATACCTCAGCTGCATTTGCAACAGATGGAACGTTCCAGAAGCTTCCTAAAGAGACTAGACAAAACATCCTTGACAACATTGGCACTTATCTACACCGATCGTACAGATTCTTTGACGACCCTACTTACAAATTTAAGTTTGGTCGCTTGGGTAGAATGATGGGGCTAGATAAAGCTGCTAGGAACCAAGCTGTAGAAGCTGAGTTTATGATCTTGCATAACAACTGGATCAATAAGCTTATGGATGAAGCTGGTTACACCAGAGAACAAGCTATCCAGTCTACACTACTTAAAGCGGACAACGGTAAGAACAAAGGATTCTCTAAGAGAGAGCTGCTGTTAAAAGAAGCGAAGGATAATATTGACAAGCTCATAAAAGAGTATAACGATCTTCTTGACAACAGAAAGAAGATGCGTGCTCAAGGTAAGGGAGCTAATATTCCTAACAGTGCATTCTTAGAGAAAAAAGACTTACCAGTACATATCAGAGAACTACTAGGTGAGGTTAAAGATCCTATTGCCGTTATGGCTTCTACCGGTCAGGTATTGTTTGAGATTTACGAGAAGGGTAAAATGGTTGAGCTCATCTCTGAGAGCATTACCAATAACCTTAAAGATTTGTATGCTAAAGAAGAGTACAGAAAATCTTTCAAGGATCTAAAACCGGAACAGCAAAAGAGTATTCTTGACAGGGTTAATAAAGAACCTATGATCAAGATGAACAAGGACATTACAGAACGTGATAAAGGAGTTTACAAACAAGTAAACGATCCTATGAGTCCTTTGAACACAAGATGGATACACAAAGACATTGTTGAGATTATTCAAGCTACTCCTATCTACGATACAGACAAAGAAGGGTTAGTAGGAGGATTCATACAAACATACTTCTTCATCTTGAAGAACATGCGTATGACTCAGGTGTTGCTCAACAGCCCTACCTGGACTAAGAACGCCCTTGGTACTTTGTATTTCTCATTGGCTAACGGATGGTTTAACCCAATCAAACAGGTTAAAAATATCAAGGCAATGGCTGAGGGAACACTAAACCTTAATGAAGAGTATGTGAAAATGCTTGAGGAGATGTCTGAGAACGGAATGATTGGACAGTCTTACAATGTAAACCAGATCGGTATGTCTGGATTCGCATACTACTATGGTATCAGTGGAGATAAGTCTTTCTATGACAAGTATGTTGCAAGGCTACGCAACATGGCTAAGAAAGGACTTGCAGATTTAGGTACTACCTATGCGGCTATTGATGACTTTGGTAAGATGTCTATCTACCAGAACGAGCGTGCATCATTTGCTATTAAGCTGTACGGAAAGGAATACGGTGAGCTTACAGAAGCACAGCAGAAAAAAGTTCGTGCTGCCGCAGCTGAGCGCGTGAAAGACAACACTCCTACATGGGGGCGTATCACTAAAGTAGGTCGTGCCTTCCAACGTGCTCCTATTGGTGACTTCCAGGGCTTCCGTTTTGAAGCTTTTAGAAGTACATACAGAATCATTGCTAATGCTACTGACGATGTACGTAAGCTGATAAGCGATAAGACATTGTCTAAAGAGCAGAGAGCTGAGTACGTAAAAGATATTGCTAGAAAGATGGCTGGTATTGGATTCGTATCTTCTTCAGCTCCTTACGTGTTGATTAAAGCAGCATCGTATGGAACAGCTGCTGTTGCCTCAATTCTATCAATGTTTGGATTTGACGATGACGAAGAAACAAAAGAGCAGCGCGAAGCTAGAATCAAAGCTCTTGACGCTGCTGTTGTTGTTAGACCAGGATGGCTAGACGGGCATAAGATATGGGTAAGATCTATTGACAATGACCTGAAGGTTCGTGTATACGACTACACTGGATTTGATCCATATGCTGAGGTGTTTGATGTAGCAAACTGGGGTGGTGTTGCAGGAGATATGTTTGGAGCCAACATGGCTGCTGAAAACCTTGTGTCTTTATCTAAGAACGAAGACGTGTACGGACGACCCATTGCTGATCCTTCTGATCCTTTGTTCCAGAGAATTATGGACTACGCAAAGTACGGAGGGTCTAAGTTTGTGCCTTCAGTAATCTCTTCATCGTTTAGAGATGCTGCCAAGAAGCAAGAAGAAATTGAAAGAGCAAGACGTCTTCTAAAGCTTAATGGATTAAACCCGGACGACTTCAACTTAGAGGAAGTGAACTTACCTAAGGAAGCTGCTAAGCTTATTGACGAGCGTAAGTTTATCCGTGACTACGAGTATGACATGGTACAGCAATTCAGATATGCTGTTAAAGGATACAAGAAGAGTTTTGGTGAGAACTACTTGACCACCAAGTATCCGAAAAACAGAAAACGAATTCTTGACGATGTTAGAGAAATGTACCAAGCTGTATACACTGTAGCTATGTACAAGGGAAATCTTGAGAAGATTGATGAGGTGACAAGAATTGTAAAGACAAACTTTGATGACATTGAAGAGTCTTACATCTTTGATCCAAGAGCAGACCTCTCTGGATACTTCCCAGAAGGATACTTCAAATAATGAAACAAAATTTAATTTAATCATATAATACTATGAAACAACTAATCACAAAAATTATGAGCTTTAAAGAGATCTTTAAGGAAGACAACAGCTATAATGAGAAGACCATCATTGGATTCTTATCGTTTGCTGTTATGGTATTGGTAATGGTAGCTGATGTAATGAGCGGCTTTTGGGGTAAGAACCTACCTATTAATGAGTTTACTTACAATTCTTTTGTAATAGTGACTCTTGGTAGCTTTGGTATCGCGGGCTTAGAAGCATTTGCTAAAAAGAAAGACTGATGGAGTTAGAGGTATTGCGCTTTAGCAGCCAGAAAGACAGCACGAATGGACTATTATTTGATGTTACGGGAGGCAAAAGAAGATTCCTTTGCTACACGCTTGAAGACGAGTATCGGGAGGAGAAAGTCTCTAGCGAGACTAGAGTCCCTTCAGGAACATACAGGATTACTCTCAGGACGACTGGAGGATTTCATGGAAGATATCTAAAGAAGTATGGCCAGATGCACAAAGGAATGTTATGGGTTCGTGACGTGCCTGGCTTTGAGTATATTCTTATACATACTGGTAATACTGACGAACACACTGCTGGGTGTCTCCTTGTTGGTGATAGTCAACAAACGAATTTTGGCGATAGCGATGGTTTCATTGGTAGCTCTACTCAAGCGTATAAAAGAATATATCCTCAGATCGCTGAGGTTCTTGAGGGGGGAGGATCTGTGACCATTTCTTATAGAGACTTTGATTATAACGGATGAAGATGAAATGGCTGGTAAAGTTAATTCTGCTAAGCTCATTAATGAGTTGCAGCGCTCAATGGCACTTGAAGAAAGCGGTGCAAAAAGACCCTTTGATTCTGGAAAAAGACACGCTGGTTGTGACGACCACGGTTGTAAGCCCACCTGTGGCTATCACGGATACTGTGACTTTGAAGCAACACGATACTATAGTGATTCAGAAGGATCGTCTCAAGGTACAATTAGTAAAGGTGAACGACACCATTACTATAAACGCAGAATGCGCCTCGGATACGATCGTAACGACTATTGAAGTACCCTATGAAAAGATTGTATATGTTAAAGAAAAAACTCTCTGGCAGAAGATACAGGGATTAGTTTTACTGTTTGCTCTAGTGGCTTTCGTATTAAGACTAACCTTTAAGTATCTATTAAATGCCTAAGAAGAAAAAGAAACAGCAAACTACTGACGTTAAAAGTAAGTACTGTGCTGTAGAACCAAAGGAATGTGACGGCAGCTGCTGTTACGCAAACAAAAAAGGAGGCTCATAGGCCTCCTTTTCCGATCTGAAAACTATAACTCTATACCAAAGAGGTTGGGGAGAAATGTGGTAAGAGTAACAGTTCAAATATATAAAACTTTAACATATAAAATAAAAGAGGGGCAGAATTTTTTCCACCCCTCTGATCATTCTAACCGCTACAGCTCTCACATTCCGGATTGTCAATAGAGCATTGAGCATTGGCGTTCTTATCACTGGTTTCAAGCTCGTTCACAAAGTCAGCAAAGCTGTCACTAATCTGTAGTTCAGACATAGCTATAATTTTTAAAAGGGTTAGAAAAATAAAGAGCTTGTAAAGGTACGGAATTAACCATTGTAATGAAACCCATTGTAGCCCATCAGATGCATCCTTGTCTCTACCAGGTGAGCCATCTTTGGATCTGAGTACTGGCCTATGATTTCGTATCCTTCAGTAATTTTTCCGAGCTTTTTGTGGTCCCTCATCCTCTTCTCTAGGGCCTTTGTCATTCCTACGTAATGCTCTTCTGGAAGGTAGTAGACGGTGTATATGTAATTACCTTCCTCATCTTTGTCACCGTAGTTCCCCGCTCTTTTAGAGTCTGATTTTTTCTTACAGGCTTTGCAGTACGAAGCTACTCCAGACTTCCTGGAGTTGTCTTTATGAAAGAGGCTCTTCTTTTTTATCCTCTTACACTTGTAGCATTTAGCTGTCGCCCTTGGCATGCTCTTCCAGGTGCTGGTGAACAGATGACTTTACCATATCCAACTCAAGACGCATCTTATTTTTAAATGTCTTGGTCAGTTCCATGATCTCCTCCTCATTTAGCAGGGGCTGTCCGTAGGGATCATGTAGGCTTTCATACAATTCATCAACCATCTGGTGCATCATGTCACAGGCGTTGAAGAAATCTTTACTCACGGAGGCGGTATCCATAGAGCTTAATCTTACATAGGAACTCATTTTTCTTTAGGGTGTTATTGTATTCAGTGCTTTGTTTAACGAAATACTTTGGGGTATCATCAACAGCATATCCATTATCCTTTAAGTAGTCGCTTACAAACTTTGCACACATGATGGCGTTATCTACGTCATATCGTGCGTTGTATTCAACTCTAATGGAGAACTGATCAGCTGTAAAATCATCATAGCTTTCAAAGGCTTCCTTTATACTTTGGTTATACTTTTCTTTATGTTTCTTGCGTATTGTCCAGTGTTTACCAGCGTAGAACGTGTTCAACGATGGTGGCTTAGGCAAATACAATGCTATTTCAATGGTTTGATCCATATAGTTTCTAACAATCTAACTAATTTATGTTTATAAAACAAAAAAAGCTAGTTATAAAACTAGCTCTCCTTGGATTCTTTTTAACACCAGCGGCGTATACAGGCTTCCTTGTGGTGTGTAAGTACTGAAACCTGTGTTGGATTCGTTCATCCGGAAGAGGAACGGCTCATTCCAGACGGTACATTCTCCTCCAGTTTCTGTCTCCCTAATCTTACGTACGTGGAACTCCATTGTCTTACGTATATCGTACTCTGGTGAGGAAACCTTCCTGTGAAATGTCAAGAAGCAGTCGGCCCTATTCACGAACTTACCGCCTCCTTCAGTCATCGCTGCTGTTGGTGCTACAGGCAAGCCATCTTCTCCACGCACACGCTGGGCTTCTGTTACTGCGTGCATATTTAGCCAAACAGCCATGTTCATCCTGTTGGAGAATGTAAGGAACTCTGATGCCGCCTCGTAGTGATACTCGTGGCTGCTGATGTTCTTACCTATGTCTATACGCAAGCTGTTGTAGGGATCTACGAAGAAGCCGTCATACTTCCCTTCGTGGTGCATAATCTTCTCAGCAAAAAGAATAAGCTCACTGTAGTTGTATACATCGTTGTTGCTGATGATTTTAAAGTGTTTGTTTACCCAGTTGAATGCATACTTCTGCATCTCACGATCCATTTGTCGGATGGGCATATCAACAATGAACTCCATCAAGCGCATCTTCACTGATGCTGTTTTGTTCTCTGAACTGTATACAATCCACTTCCAACCATGAAGAACAGCTGAATTTACCATGAGGTATAATGCAAGTGTGGTCTTACCGACATTAGATATACCGTTGATGATGGTAAAGTCTTTCTTGTAGCGGAAGTATTTGTCTAAGATGTCGTTACCTGTGGTTAGTCCAATCTCAATGTTTCCCGCAGCGTAATCAGATATCCAGCTGAAGTCCAGGTCGTCATTAGATACGAAGCTGAAGTCATTATCGTTGAGTTGCATCTCTCGGATGGCCTTGCTCTCGCCATCTACCACATCACGGATAGGCATCTTCTTACCAGCTTCCAGCGCATCATCAATAGCTTTACGAGCATTCTCCTCGCTGTCTATGTCTTTCTTGAGGATCTCACGCATGAGCACTCTACGAGCTTCATCCTCTTCAATACGCCCGGCAGATATAAATCCTCCAGCGAGGTGTGCAGCTTTTACCAGCTGTGTGTGCTTCTCACCATCTTCAGCTCTACGGATGATAGAAGAGATGATAGCAAGCTTGTTGTAGTCTGTTGTAATCTGCTTGTGGTGAGCTACCTGTTTTTCCTCGGTATCAGAGACGATGGAAGAGAATGTCTTGCAGTTGTCGTTGATGATGATGTCTGGATCATAAGACTCAAAACATGCACGAGATTCATTCTTTCCCGATGGATCTACCTCCAGACCGTATGTGCGGTCCATGTACAGCTGTATCGCCTTGAAGTGTTCGCGGTGTTTGGACGGCGTGCTGATCCTTACCAGAGCCTTCAATCCGTCTCCACTTGGAGACACCCAGCAGGCATACACATAGTCATCTGTAGCCAGGATAGACTTAGATACATCCACATCAATGTGGTCAAAGTCAAGTACTATTAGACCGTTGTGAGACACTAGAGCGTCATCTCTACGTGAATCAAACTGCCCACTAAAACAGACTACAGGAAGGTCTTTCTTGGCTTCTTTATCGGGTACAGGGTTATTGTTCTCGTCAACGCTGTGAACTCCACGGACCCTCTCTATCAAGGATTTGCTCTTGCCACTCTTTATACGCGCCAGTGCTGTTCGTATAGTAATATGATGAGGGGATTGGATGTCCTTGATGTTCTTGAATATCGTTACTGTTAGATCCTCCATTTGTAGTTAAGTGTTCAAGTTCAGTTTTCAGATGTACTATTGCTTTCTCAATGTCTTGAGTGATGGGGTTGCCCTTTTTCTTCCCGGCACGCAACAGATATGCGATGGCAACGCCAAGGTTGTAATTATCTTCTTGGAAGTCTAAGACAACATCCATTGCCTCAATCTTCTTGTACTTGCCGATGTAGTACTCTGGTGGTGTATTAGTCATCTAGCGAGTCTTTGATTAATCTTCCTATTTTCTCTGGATCAAGGTGCTGAATCTTTCTCAGCCTGCGTCTCTCTTCCAGTTTTGCTTTGTCGTACTCACTGCGTGGGCAGTCTGTGCCAAGGTTAGTGTACATAATAGCGTTTCGCATCAGTACGCAGTCAATAATCTTCTTGTGCTCTTTGTTGTTGTTATAGGCCATAGTCTTACCATTTAAAGTCTTCCACCCATATAGGAGTATGTTCCCCAACATAGGCGTTAAACGTGTTATATTCCAGATAGTCAACAGCATCTTCCCAGCTGTCTCCCTCGGCAATGAGGATGTCAATACATACATTTCGTGAGTACACCACTCGCAGTGATGTAGGGCAGATACCGATGATGGCAGCGTCAAAACCATCGGCAAACAGCGGTGCGCCTTCTTCGTGATCGGCGTACAGCTCTATGATTTGATCTTTAATTGACATTGAATTGAATTTGACATGAAGATATAAACAATGCTACAATAAATCAAGTTGTGTGAACTGATAATTTGTAGGTACGATCATGTACATCCTTTGTATCCAATTCTTGTGTTTGTCGTGGATGTCTTTTACGGTCCAGGAGCTGTAGGTGGAGGTGGGTATCACGAGTGAGTGTGACAGCTGTTTATTTACCAGGAAGTAAGCTACAGGCTTTTTCTTGTGGCGGTCGTAGCTCTTCTTTGCACAGACAATGATCTCTGGCCAAGGTATGTGGCTATGGTCTGTCCAGTCCCAGCTCTGGTGTTTTACCTCAACGATATCTTCTTTACCATCGCGATGTAGGATGATATCTCCTTCATCCACCATCTCTTTGTATTCGCTGAGGTCTTTAGCGATGTGCAGTGCCGGTACGGTCACTGTATGTTGTAGCGAGTGTAGGTATCTAGCCACAGCCCACACAGCATCATTAGATCTGCGTAGCTTGGCCTTATAGTCTTCCCAAGATTCTTTTGAGAAACGTTTCATCAGTCTTTTTCTATTCCGTTATCATCCAGATCACGGTTGCATAGTGATATAATATCAGTCATTTCTTTTTCTTTTTAGGTGATCCTAAAACTCTAAGCTTGTTTGCAATCTTGCGATTGCGCTGCTTCTTTAAACTCTCTCGGTATTCTTTTTCCCAATCGTCTTCGTGCGGTATAAACTTCACAACTCTTCAGTTTTTATATTTTTATAATACTTTACAAAATCCGGTTTTCTCATTTTTTGCCATCGTCCGCTTTCTAACCTTACGTTAATAGGTTCGTTGACGTTTGTCGCCATAGAAATGTATCCAATAAGATGGCCATCCTTCCACAATGAAGACTTTCCTAACTCCAGCATCAAATAGTATTTGATATTATTTTTATCTAACCATTTCTGCATTTTCATTCTGTTTCTTTCTCTGCGCTCTTCTCGCCATTCTTTATAGCCTTCTCTGATTGCTTTCCAGGTTTCTTCTCTTTCACTCATTTCTTTTTGGTGTTAAAGACAATGGTCATTTAGAGGAATATCATTCTCATTTTTGTAGCCAAGCCCAAGTGTAACATCATCTTTAGTGGTAAGCTTAGTACCATCTTTGTAAGTGATAGTAGTTACACCCGCTTTAACTTCAATAATTTGAACATTCTCTAATGGTGTCATTTCTCTTTGGTGTTAAAGGTTATTCTATCTTTCCTAGCCTTCTTTATTTCCTTGTAGTCTATTTCAAACTTCTTCATGTAGCGGAACACGCTACGCACGCTGACCTCTAACTTAGTCGCTGCATCAGCAACATCCTTGCTGCGGATCAATGCCTCTGTTACTAATCTCTTGGTGTGGTAGTCTATGTTTAGAATCTCAGCCATCTTCTTCTTCTTTCGTATTTGCGTACAAGACGTCCCAGGTTCTCCAGGTGTGTTGTAACATATTCGTTATACTCTGTTGCGCTTGCTGCGATCACAGTGTTTATTATCTCCCATCGTATGTCATTCAAGTATCTGTTGACAAACCTTTTGTGAGCTATTTTTCTCAGATATTTTTTCATAGCGTTTCTTTTATAAACCTGTACACCTTGTCGTAGGCCTCCCACTTGCCTTTCATCTCTTTAATGCTATCCTTCAACGCTTGGTTTTTAGGATCTGTGCTTAGCATTCTTTCGTACTCTTCAATGTAGTAGGACAGAAACTCACATTCCCGACCTACCATTTGCTTGAGTTCATCGCTTCTCATCTCTCTGGGCTTTGCGTTGAACATACTTTGCCCACATCTTTGCCGCCCAGGCTCTACGTTGTTGCTTGTTCGGATAGATCTTTCTTAGCCTCGCATTTGCAATGCGTAGGAACTGCTTCATATCTTTCATTACAGTAGGTTTTTTACACGTTTTAATTCAGATTCAAGTAATTTATTTCTAGCGGTCAAGAACTGGAGTTGCTTGATGATGCCCTCGTGTTCCTTCTTGAGCTTCTTATTCTCCTCTATGGTGATAGAAGTCTTTAGGCTCCATTCTCTGTTGATGCCCTCTACAAGTGAGTCAATATCAATGTCTGGATTGGTCTTACGCACACGAGCCATCACGAGCTCAGAACGCTCATCAATATGGTCTTTCAGTGCCTTTGATATTTCGTTGTGCATCCACACATAAACAGATTCATATCTGGGGTCGTACTTTCTGTTCTCTTCGTTTACTCTTACGGCGTGTATCACTGTGGCGTGGTCACGCTTGATGATAGAAGCTATTTGTACGATAGGTAGTGTAGATACATCATAACAGATAGATGAGAATGCGTGTCTGTAGATCACGTTACCTCTTGCTCTACTGTCTGTTACCTTTCTTTCCTTTACGACATTGTCCCAGAACTCACTCAGTGTGAAGTACTGGTCGTTGGCTTTAAATATTAAAGTGCTATCTAATTTCATTGTATTTCTTCTTTTGTGATTCGCTCAACTCCTCGTAGGGCCTTGTAGCAAAGCCAACCTCTTTCTTGCTGTGTACCTTGTCTATGCGGACAGCTTTTTGGCTTTTGTATCCCTTACCATAGATCGCTTGAAATAGTCGGTCTTTGGTCTTAATATCCTCCCTCAAGATATAGTTCATTTCTTCAATCGTTGTCACTACCCAGGTATCCATCGGTGTCCAGTGCTTACGCTTTAAATAGGATACTTGCACCTCAAGGTAGTAAATGGGGAGCCGGATGATCCGACCCCCCTCTACATTAGAATGGTAAGTCACCAGCAGGCGTTTTGGGCTGGAAGCCTTGGGTCTTACCTTCATGAGGATTGTACACACTGATGAAAGACTTAGTGCCTTTCTCATCACGGCTGTAGTGTGTTACCACTGTAAGGTTCACATTACCCGCTTGAGTTGCGTACTTCTTGAGCTCATCCAACTGATCTACTTTGAATGAGATATTCTGCTGAATCTTTGGACCTTCAGCGTAGCCCATGTAGACATTTTTCTTCTCTGTCATGATTACAAAAATTGTGGGACTTCTCCCGATTATATTACTCCGTATAAAGCAAAGCTTTCAGTATCCTTGCTTGGTTCATCAAGCCATCGCGAGATGTTCTCAACAGCAGACCAGAACTTCTGTTCTCCGCTCTCAAGAATTTTGTCCGATGCCTTGTAGACAGCACACAAGTAGGGTTTGGATTTACCTTGGGCGACCCAATAGAAATCTTTCCCCCCACTTACCTTAGTGTAGATATACGCTTGTATGTCGTAGTCAAACCCTTTTACGTCATACCTAAAGCCATACACACTACGAGTGCTTTTGCTATCTGTTATAAAGGTGTCTCCTTCACAGTCAAAGAATCCACGCACAGGTATCTCTTCAATCCAAGTATTGAATTCAACTTGGGGCTTGCCAGTCAAAAAAGACCTTACCGAAACAATCTCACCAGTCTCCGGTTCTACGAACTCAGAGGCATCCAGTCTATTGATCATTGCCGTTGCCATCTCCCAATCTTCTTCGGATACAATGGTTTTACTTGCGTTCTGTGCCATGAACTCCTCTTTCCATTCTTTGTATTTCTTTGTCGCTCTGGGGCTCTTACCTCCGATAGAAGCACAGATTTCAGCATCATCAATAATGATGAACTGGTCACTGGCCTTCTCCGGCTCAAGTAAGAGGCAGTCGTAAAGAGATCCAAAGGACAATGCCGGGGAATCCTTTTTTAACAGACCTTTTATATAAAGCTCAAAGAGCTTCATGTCTTGCTGTTTACTTCCATTCGCAGCGTATTTAATAGCCGAGTACGATAGGTATGGTTTACCGGTCAACTCAACCAGTTTGCTCGCGAACTCCATTATAAACAGGTATTGGTTTCTTCGTTGTAAAGCAATCCTTCGTGCCAAGTGAACTCTTTACCATTATATAAAACGGTAGTCCCTTCTTTAAGGCACTCAAGGTTGATTACAAGATTGTTTTCATTGCTTGTCATCACATAAATTTCTTTAGAGCTTCTACTTGCTTCTCAGAGAATTTCTTTCCGTGCTTGCTCATGATCATCTCAAAAGACATCTCCTTCTTATCTACAGGAGTGTTCTTTAGATAGTCAATAGATTGCTTGAACACATCAGAACTGCTTGACTGCTGAGGTGTAGATTGTGAAGACTCTTGCTTCTTAATAGCCATATCAACCTCATCGGCAGTAGCAATAGAAGTATCAATACCAATACCCATAAAACCAAGAGCTCTACCAATGGCTGATGTCTCACAGTTTTCTACATAGCTTGTTTGATTGATGCGTGAGGAAGTCTTATCCTCCTGCGCCATACCAGTGGCCAGAACTCGGCCATCCTTGTCTTTTACGATAGCCTTAATTACACAGCTGTCGTCTGTAAGTTGAATGATTTCTGTTTCCAAGGACATATCCTTGTACTCCGATAACGTTTTGAACGCCTTGACGCGCTCATTGACCTCAACATACTGTTTCCCCTTGATGTTGGTGGTCTTGAACTGATGGTTCCCCATATGTTATTGAATTAAATTATGTTTAAATCTACGAAATAACTGAGATATAAACAACTCCGTGTATAAAATTTATCAAAAAAACTCCCTGTATATACCAACTTAACAAGTCGCTGGGGGCGTGGTGCGCCCACGCTCCTTGTTTATAGAACTGACGTTGCCGTAACTAAGAACAGCTTTTACCAGATTGGAGGGAGCTACAAGATCCCCTAAAGGGTATAGCACCCTTTAAGAGGAACAGCTCATACCGAGTTGTCGGTCGCATTGTCACCCGCAGACCGGAAAGGTATAGGAATCCAGCATCTGCTTACACTTTTGTACGAGCCATTGAAACAGTAATAGTTTCCAATTATCACTGGTGCTCACGGAGTGTGTATTAATCGTCTCCGTAACCAGCGTGTCTTTTACTTAGTAAATACTCTTCTGGATGCTGTTTTGCTCCCCACAAACACAGCTAAAAAAGGACAAAAAAAAGAGGATAGCCCAACGGACTACCCTCCAAATGTAATAAAGTTATATAACAAACCGAGTATGTACTTGCAGAGAAAAACAAACGAGAGGCCTGAAGATATAACTATAATACTGTTGATAAAACTACTCTTTAAAATCCTCAACAGTATGCGTTCTCTCTCTTTGTTCTCCATTCTGTTTCGCCTCAATAGTGTTTATAAATTGTTCTATGTCTTCAAGATAACGTACAAAAAGTACATTCTCCCTAAGACCGAGGTAAAACTTCATGGTGTCTATCTTATCGTATATCTTATCGTAATCGCTCATAATTCATTCTTCTTCTTCATCATACCAAGTTGTCCAGTAGTACATCCCATTATCAAAGTAATGATCCCTGAGCTCTTCAATGTCTTCCCATTGGAGGTTGTCATCTTTAGCCCATTCCATGAGGTATGAATCCACATCCTTTTGATACTTTAAGTATATAGCATCAGCAAGGAACCAGCCCTCTTGCATTGGCTCCTTGGTTTCATCGCATATTCTATATCCCATCATTCTTCCCAATCTAATCGTTCGCCATGCTCCCAGTACTCGTACTTATCTTTCCGATAAGGATAGTTACCATCGTGGTAACACTTGTCGCAGTAATACCCGGTAGGTATACCGTATGCATCGTAGCGGATATCCCCGATACCATCGCCAATGCACTCTTTCTTTGATTTGTTTTCGCAATTCATTTCTCTTGCATTATTATAATTAACAGATAACCAGCGCCCACTGGGCGCTTTGCTTAACAACCGTTTGCTCTTCTTATGTAACGCACAACAGATTCAATCAGCTCATCTAATGTTTCGTAGTCATTACCATAACAATCGCCCCAGTTCTCTCTTAATTCGTATCCGCTTTTAGCAGCCTTTACCTCTACGGAATTCTTTTTTCCCATTTCTGTAGTAAGGAACACATCATACTTAAATTCTATTGATCCATTCACCTGTTCTGTTCGCTCTCTATACCAAGGGCTTTTATAATACTTGATGCCTAAATCATCAAAAGCTTCCAGCATCTTAGCTTCTCTCCTCCTCATATCATCTACGAGTACCTTTCTTTCAAGGGCTTTTTTTTGGCGCTTAATGTTCGCCTCTTCTTTAGCAATAGTGTAAATGTCCATTGTAATTGTATTAGATTATTATAATTAACAGATAACCAAGAGCGCCCACTGGCGCTCTCTTAATTAGTCTTCAATTTCCTCAACCTCCTCAACATCCATACCTCCTGATACTACTTCTATCTCGTAGTCTCCAGCATGCATTATGTCGTGGATTATCTCCTCTATAGTCATCATCTCATAGAGTGTTGCTCTTACGCTCCCTTTAAAGGTCAGCGTACAGTCTACTTTGATATCTCCGATATAACCCATCGTTTAAATATTTGTATGTTCCTCAATGATTTCTTCAACTGCAGTTCCAATCTTTTTCCAAATAGTATGGTTATGGATCCTTACTCGGTGCTCCATCAAATCGCTCATAGTGTTAACCACCATTTTGCGTATGCTATCAGCATCCTCTGTTTCCAGTTCCGTTTGTGATGGCTCCAATGCATCCAGCTCTCTTTGTATTATGTCCCTGATATCACTTTCATCAGGAACCTCAAGGTCCTTGTAATCTCTTTGGAGCTCATCCAATACCTCCCATATGTAGTTAAAGTTGCCCATCTCCACATCGCTCTTAATATTGTCAACAACACGGTCCAATTCCTCCAAATCCGATTTAAAATCCGATTTAGCATTTTCCAAATCTCTGTTCAGGTCCGCGATATCGCCCAATAGTTTTTTGTTCTCGGACTCCAGGTATGCCACCCTCTCCGATAAGTAATCCACTTTCATTAGTAGATAGTTCATCATATCATCGCCATTCCGGTCAATGATACCACACTGGCGCTTTAGCCAGTTACTAAATAAATTTCTCATAGTTATAATTTTTTACAGATAACCGAAGCTCCTATTGGAGCTCCTTTGCACATACCGTTAACTAAACCTCCTCCACTGATCTGTGCTCATCAGTTTTGGTCCACATATCTAACTTGTTCTCTATATCAATAAAAAACTGGTCAAAGAAGCTTGGGTGTATAAATGGACGGTCGCCATTATTTATCATTTCCTGAAGCTCTTTTTGAATTGCATCTTTATAAAGCTTGAAAGCTTCATTCATCCAGTAGCGTTCCCCTTTATTAAGGCTAAATCTCGCTCTGTATTCCTCGGTGTATTCATACTTTAATCGCATGGTGTATAGTTTTAATTTACAGATAACCGAGCGCCTACTGGCGCTCTTATTTAGTTCAGCTCGGACTCCTCGTAAATCCCGAGCTCTATTTTATATGCTAGCATCATATCTTCTAGCTTTTTTAAGATGGTTTCTTTCGTTCCAGTCACACCAAAATACTGTTTAACATGTTTTAATCGCCAATGTCTATTCGGCGATATCCCCTTACAGAATAAGCCTACATCTCGTATGCTTAATGCTAAATTCCAGTAAGCTCTGGTCATAGGTCGGCTGCCGTTCCTATCACCATACATAAATGTGTTGTTCTTGTCTGTTTCAAATCCAGTCATAGTAGTTTAAATTAATGTTCTAAAATCCAAATGTTCTTTTCCCCCTTGCCTAACATCCCCGAACATAGGCCGCACTTCTCACAGTTACTTTTATATCCTTGTTCGGAGCTTGCGGGACAATTTATGCCGCTTACCTTTTTGTCAGGTATAACAGATATAAATGATCTATAGCCTAAATCCTTAGCTTTTGAGCTTTCCTCATCATTGTGTGTACTGGCCATAAAATAACGGCCATAACTACTGGCCCAGTCTTTAGACCATTGGTGGGTGTATCCAGTCCAAGTTTTAGCAACATATACCATAGCTTCAACTAATGAAATAGGCATCAGTGATGGCTCGCCGTATGTACCAAAGCGTACATATTTTCCGTAGCACATCTCAACTATGTCCGCTCCTTTGCTTCTTGTTAATGGCCCGAGCTCCTCTAACTTTATGCTTCGTAGCATAGACAGAAACCCCGAGTATTGCATATACTTGTGTGTGTAGCATCCAGCGTTACCTGAATTACCTGAATACGGGCAGTCTAAACAATTTGCTTTATCCAGCGCAAAAAACTGTTTCATTGTAATCTGTGCCCCTGAATTGGCTAAGTGATACTGGCTCATACTGAAAGTGTATGTTTGCACGAGCTTTCCTCCTCCGCTTATTTTCTTGTTTGTAGTAGCTCCACTGCGGATAACTACCAGTAATTCCTTGTCAGGAATTGTAAAAACTATTCTTTTCATCCTCTTTTATTTAGTTAACAGATAACCGAAGCGCCTACTGGCGCTCCTTGTTTATGGCTCAATATTCAATAATTCGCATAGCTCCTCGTAGCATTGCTGACCTGAGCTGCTCATTCTATCGTAATCCCAGCCCATATTATATACCAGCTTCTTCACTTGCTCCAGCTGGTAGTTAAGCTCAATGGCTTTTTGAATTGCGCTAAATCCTTTCATTATTCTATCGTTTCAGTTATTCTTTCAAACCCCAGTGACTCACAGAGTATTTCCAAGGCCATTAAATTGCTCATATACTCTTGTTCTGTAGCATACGTACGAACATGCTCCGCGTATCCTTTGTATTCAAAAAATACCTTTACCATCTTATTTTATTTTAGTTAACAGATAACCAAGCGCCCCGTATCAGGGACGCTCTTAGTTTAACTTACTGACCTTTCGCCATTGTCGGAAAAACTGTAGTATTCGTTCTTCGTCAATATTAAATGATCTAACAACGGAATTTCAAACACTTTGAGCTTTTCTTTTAGCTCCTTAGTGTATCTTCTGTCATTCTCACTGGGCATTTTATTTCCGCTTGGGTGGTTATGGGCCACAATTACGGAAGTACTTGTACCAGTGAGCGCTCTTCTCACTATGGCGTTACTATCAGGTGTGCAGCTCTTACTCGTTCCTACTGAAACGGTTTCAATCCACATAATAGTATTGGCCGTGTTTAGGTACATTACAACAAAATGCTCCCGCTCAAAAAGAAGCTCTTTTTTAAGGTGTGATCTTAGATGATTGTAAACATCCCGTGAGCTCCTAATTTTTACTTCTACTGGGTTTCTTTTTTCCTTGTAAGTAACTTTGGCCTCGCCTAGAAAAACTGTTTTTTTCATTGTCTTTTTATTTTAGTTAACAGATAACCGAGCGCCTACTGGCGCTCTTATTTTTATTCCGTATATACGGCTGGAATAGATATTCCGCTTTCGCTCCAAATCTCGCTCTCCCAGTTGATGGCGTAGTTGATCTGGCCCGAGCTTATTTCCTCTAACAGTTCATCGGCTTCCTCTACTAGAAAAACTTCGCCGCGCTCATTAAATAGGAATTCGCCCAGTGTGTACTGGTGTTTTCTCAGCTCGTTCAAATGATCCAAGCTTTTTACGGTGGTGTGTGCATCAAACATCGTTCAATATTTTAGTTAACAGATAACCAAAAGCAGCCCAGCTCGTACTGGGCCGCTCTTTTTTAAATACCTAAGTATTGCTTCACTTCTAGCAGTGTTGCAAGATCTTTAAGAAGCTCAACTTTTACATTGTCGTTAACGAGCCCCTCGCAGTACTCCTCCAGTCTTTCAATGTACTCGTGTGCACTAAACCCAAATTGAACGAAATTCCTTGCGCCTTGCTCAAAATTACCGTTGAAACAATCGTCCATTACTTCAACGAATTGCTCTTCCGTTCTGTACTGGTTTAGTCCTAATTGGATCATTGCCTTTTCAAAAGTATCCATAATAAAAAAGTGTTTAGTTAACAGATGACCGGCCCAGCTTTCACTGGGCTCAGCTGCATATGTGCTATGCAATAGGTTTCGGCCCATCTCAGGGCCCCGGCACAAGGTAAAACCTCGCGCACTGGCTAGGCACTACTCTAGCTCTTCAGATCTGTTTCTAACTATTTCCCCAAATGTCAAAGAACGCCAACAGCTGTAACACTGTTTTTCAAATATATGAACATTTGTGAATTACGCAAGCACTGAAAGAAAAAAGAATTTAACATGATCAACGGGCCGCAGCTCGTCAGCTCTTCAACTGGGTTCAGCTCGTCAGCTCCTGAGCTCGTCAGCTCGTGCCAGTGAGCGCTAAAAGATCACAACAAAGAAACCGTCCAAAGATGATTAAATGTGTGCCCATGTACGACAGGATGAGCTCGGCGGAATTCCACAGGTTTAGCTCTGGGAGTGTGTGAATGTCTGGGAGGGGATTGTTGAATACCTGCAGCAAACACGGCCCAAGCTGCAGCACCAGTACACCCAAAAAGCTCAAAAAGTGTGCAAAAGATCGTCAAACGGTGGGGTGGGGTGGTCTGGAAATCGGATTCGGACGCGCGGCACACATAGGAAAAGGTATATATAATCCCCACCATAAACATTTCTCAGGTGTTTTTTTGGGTCCAATAGAACTGTGAAAAGGGTGGATAAGTGTTGATTTGTGGGTATAGGTGTGTTAGGATGGATTTGCGGGGGTGTATTGGGTTATAGAGGGGGGAAGGAACAGCATAGGGGAGATAGGGGCATATAGCTGTTGTAAACACGCTGGGATAGGTGTTTGGAATACGTTTGGAAAAGGTATAGTATTGGGCTTGCGTTACATTGTAACGTCTTTTGAGAGATCGCTGTTTCACTGGGGGGTGAACAGCTATCAAAATACTCCGGTCGTGAGTGCATCTGAACTATTACCTCACTGATCACTCTGCTAAGTTACATAAAATATTTGACATTTTCAAGTCCCAAAAGAGACATATGCACGTGCTATTTTATTGATTATCTTTGCTTTATGACAGGAATCATTATACTCATAGGGATCGTTGCTGGCGTGGCTATGATCAACCGTTTATACGATATAGACATGACTGCACCACATCCATTTGAATGCGGGAGTGATGAAGTATGTCATTGTAAGGATTCTCCAAATTGCATGAAGGATGAAAAGTAAATACAGAAAATATAACAACGGTGGGCCAGTAAAGCCCAAGAAGAAATCTGTTTCAGATACTACATTTAATTATGCAGATCCATACGCCTCAGATACATTGTCTACCGTAAACATAAAACCTAGGAAGGTATACAACGGCATGCTCGTTGATCCAATCTTTGAAGAAGGTAGAGAAGAG